TGCGAGCGCCTGCTCAATACCAGCTTGCAGTTCATCCACTTGGCTTTCCTGGCGCTCATCCTCAAAAGATTTTGAACAGGTTCTTAGAGCCTCGTTCTCCTTTTGAGAGCCAGAGTACTTATAAAAAACTTTGGTTTTTATGTAGCCGTAACCGGGGGTAGCAGGGAGGCCGCATCAGGGAGGCCGCATGCATGCCATGGCCTTGCAACAGTACGGACGGCGCGGGCGGAGGTTGGGCATGTGAGGCGGCGCTCAGCCCGGCGCGGTCACGGGCACCAGCCGGCCGTCGCCGCTGAGAAAGGCGGCGTGAACGGGCTGGCCGGGGTGCAGGGTCTGGATGGCGGCGCGGTAGCGGGTGAGCTGGGCGATGAGCTGCGGGTCTTGCTCGGGGTGGGCGGCGCTTTTGTAGTCAAGCACCCACCAGGCGCTTTGACCGGTGGCAGGGTCGCGGCGGCGCACCAGGCGGTCAATGCGCAGGCGCTGCCCTTGATGGGTGAGTTCGATTTCGTCAAAGGCTTCTTCCACCTCGCCGGTTTGCCAGGCCCAGGCGCCTTCGCCGTCAAGGATGCGGCGCGCTGCGCGGGTGGCGTGCTGCACTTGCCCGGGGCTGAGCTGAAACTGGCGTGCCAGGTAGCGCAGGCGCTCGGGCGACCAGTCTTCGCTGGCGCGCTCCAGCAGCCAGTGCATGGCCTGGCCCAGACGGGCGGCGGTGTCGTCCTCGCTGGCCGCGGTGAGGGCGGGCAGGATGTTCGGCGCGTGCAAGGCGGCCGGGGCCGGGTGGACGTTGCCGGTGGGCGGCAGGGGCGCGGCCAGGGCGCTGGCGTGGGCAGGCAGCGCGGGCAGGGTGGGCAAGGTGAAATCTTCGGCCGTGCCGGGCAGGGCGGGGGGCGGCGTGGTCCAGCCGGTATCGGGCTCGGCCGGCACGCGCTGCCACCAGGTGCGGGCATTGCTGGCGCGCGCCGGGGTGATGCTGGACAGCGCCAGGCACTGGCGCGCGCGGGTGAGGGCGACGTACAGCGCGTTCAGCTCTTCCCGATGCTGCGCCTGCTTTTCGGCGGCCAGCAGGTCGGCGGCGCTGGGCGGGGGGGCGCTTTCACGGGCCAGGAAGATGAAGCGGCGCGGCGCGGGGGCTTCGCCCGGCCAGTCGATCAGCGTGCCCATGGTTTGCGCGCGCGGGGGAGCGGCCTGGGTGTCGAGCAGCAGCACGGTGTCGGCCTCCAGCCCCTTGGCGCCGTGCACGGTGAGCAGGCGCACGGCAGTGGCAGGACTGTCGGCATGGGCGCCGCCATCGCCCGGCGCGGCAGGCGGGGCGATGTAGGGGGCGCGCACGCCACCCTTGCGCAGCGCGCGCACGAAAGCATAGGCGGTGAGGTAGCGTCCGCCGTGCAGTTGGAGCGCGGCGCTCAGCAGCGCTTGCAATTGCGCCACGGTGCGGGCGCGTTCTGGCGCGGGGGCGGCGGCGGCAAAGCGGGCGAGGGCGTCGCGGTGGTCGTAGATGGCTTGCAGCGCGTCATGCGGGGGCAGGCTGAGCAGCCAGTGCTGGTATGCAATCAAATCTGGCCCCAGGGCTTGCAGGTTGGGCGCAAGAAGCTCTTTTTTCTGTAGCAAATCGAACCAGCTTTCGCTTGGGTGGGCGCGTGCCAGCAGGGCCAGCTGGGCCAGCGCCTCGTCGCCCAGGCCAAACAGGGGGGACTTGAGCGCGCGCGCCAGTGACAGGTTGTGCGCGGGCGAAAGCAGCGCGTCCATCAGCGCCACCACGTCTTGCACGGCGGGCATGTCGGCCAGGTCGAGCTTTTCGGGCAGGTCGCAGGCGATGCCGCGCGCGCGCAGGGCTTCCTGCATGTAGGCCAGCGGTTCGTTTTTGCGCGCCAGCACCATGATCTGGCCGGGCGGCGTGCCGGCGGCTATTTGCGCGGCCACCCAGTCGGCGGCTTGCCGGCATTCCAGGCTGCGCAGCGTTTCCTCGGGCAAAGTGCGCGCGGTGGTGAGGCTGTTGCGCCAGGCGATGGCAACGTCGTCGTTGTCGCCGCCGTCGCTGCCGTCGCTGCCGCCGTCATCATCATGGGTGTTGCCGGGCGCCTCGGCCGTTTTTTCCGGGCGGGCGATGGGCGGCAGCGCCCGCACGGCGCCCGGGGTCACAGAAGCGGTGGTGTGCGCACGGTAGCCTTCGTATTCGCCCTGGTCTTGCGCGGCCAGCAGCGCGGTGTTGACGGCATCAATCACCGCCGGCGCGTTGCGGCGCGTGTGGTCGCAAGCCAGCAGGCTGCCGCCCAGCGCTTCGCGCACAAAATGCTTGGCGGCGCGGAACACCTGCGGTTCGGCCCGGCGGAAGCGGTAGATGCTTTGCTTTGGGTCGCCCACGATGAACACGCTGAAGTCACGCCCGCCGCCCGTGCCCGCGTAGCCCGCCAGCCAGCTGGAGAGCGCCTGCCATTGCAGCGGGCTGGTGTCCTGGAACTCGTCCACCAGCAGCTGGCGCACGCGCGCGTCCAGGCGCTCTTGCACCCAGCCGGACAGGGCGGGGTCGGACAGCATGCGCTGGGCGGCGTGCTCCACATCGTTCATGTCCACCCAGCCGCGCGCGCGCTTGAGGGCGGCGAATTCGCCGATGAGCGAGCGCGCCAGCCGCGCCATGCGCTGCTGGTGCAGCCATCCTTCGTGCTGCAGGGCGGCCTGGTTCAGGTCGAGCAGCGCGTCTTGCGCGGCGCGCACGGTGTCGATGCCGGCCAGCTTGTCGCTGAACTTGCGCGGCTCGCCTTTTTGCGTGAGCAGCGCGGCGCACACGCTGTCGGCATCGCCTGCCTCCAGCGCCTGGCACAGCGCGTTGGCGGCCTTGGCGGCGGTGGCGCCGCCGCCGGGCGCGCCCAACGCCTGGGCCGCGCTCTGCATCAAATCGGCCGTGGGCGCGTGGCTGAACAGCGCCTCGTGCGGTGTGGCGCAGCCGGCCCAGGCCGGAAACACCGTGCCAAAGGGCGGCACGGCGCCATCGACCGCGCCATGGGCGTCAGCCAGCGTGAATTCGGCGCGCTTGTCCAGCGCGGCTTGCAGGGCCTTGTCGGTCTGGTGGCGGCCATGGGAGCGGATCAGCGCCTCGTAATCGGCGCGCAGTGCGGCATCGGCCGCCACGCGGCGCAGCCAGCGCCGCCAAACCTCGGCGCGGGCGGGGGCATCGTCTTCCAGCAGCTCATACGGCGCTGGCAGGGCCAGCGCCTCCAGCAGCTTCAGCGGCGCGGTGCGCAGCAGCGCCGCGAACCAGCTGTGAAAGGTGCGGATCTGCACTGGCCGCCCGGCGGCCAGCAAGGCTGCGTAAGCGCCTTGCAGCGCCGGGGCCAGCGCGCGGGCCTGCTCTGGCGGCACGCCACGCAGGGCCAGCTCCTGCGCCAGCGCCCCGGGCGTGGCCTGGGCAAACTGGGCCAGCCACTCGTGCAGGCGTTGGCGCATTTCGCCCGCAGCTTTCTTGGTGAAAGTAATGGCCAGAATCTCATGCGGCGCCAGCGGCGCGCCGCCCGGGCTGGCCGGCTCCACCAGCGCGCGCACGATGCGCGACACCAGCATCCACGTCTTGCCCGCCCCCGCGCACGCCTCCACCGCCACACTGCGGCGCGGGTCACAGGCAATGGCGTAAAAGGCCGCGGCATCAATGGGCTGGCCGTTGTGTTCGTAGGCGGGGTGCATGGGGCGAAGGGCAGGGGGCGAACAGGGCGCGGATTATCCCGGGGCGCTGCGCATGGCATGAAAAGCATGCCTGCAGCGTTGCCGTGCCGTTTCAGTGAAAGACGACACGGAGCCTGCCCTCAAAGTCCTCGCGTCGCACGCATCCCCGAAATCAGGGCGATCTGCGGGGACAGCAAAACTGTCAATGACACGAGCCATGGCGATGGGTGCGAACGCCAGCGCAGCACCAAAGCCGTCAACGTGAGCAGGTATTGCTGTGCGGCCTGCTACCCGCGCCTGATAGTGAACGACTGATCCCAGCTCGGCTACGGCCAAGCAGGGCAAAACCCACCGCTATGTGACAGCCCAGTCAAGTAGCGGCTGGGTTGTCCAGGTCAGCCAGCACGCCCAGCTTATGGCTTTGCCTCTGTAGGAATTGGCAGTCAGGCAAATGGTGGCGGGGTACTGCGAGCACCGTACATCTTGCAGGCTGTGTGGAGTCAGATGCGGTCACCTATCAACTGCCGAACCCGGCAGGAGGCATGCAACTGGAAACCTTCGTGCCCTGGACGCTGGTGAAGCGGGGGCTGAAGAAGCAGGTCATCACGCCCTTGGACGCGCCGCAGGAATTTCTGTCCGAGGCCACCCGGGAGCGGGAAGCCCGATCGGCAGCGCAGGACACCGCGTTGATGCGGGCGCTCGGACTGGCGCACCACTGGCAACGCCTGCTGGATGAGCAGCGGGCGGCATCAGTAGCCGAGATCGCCGAGGCCGAAGGCATGGACGTGACGCAGGTACGCCGGGTCATGCGGCTGACGCTCCTGGCCCCGGATGTCGTGGAACGGCTGGCGGGTTCGCCCGACGCCGTGCTGGAGAAGGTGATGCGCCGCCCCTGGCCCAACGCCTGGGGCGACCAGATGCGGGTGCTCGTGCCACCCGGGTGAGCGCGTCGCGCTCAGCGCCAGCTTGCCGCCTACGGGCGGTTTTTTTGTGGCCGCTCGGGACTCGGTCGCCACCGCTACAGGAATTGCCAACCACAACCGACCGCCTCTAAACCCGCGCCAGCAAAGGAAGTGGCCTCGAGAATGCTCGCGTGACCACCAGAGAAAACGGAGAACAGAGAGGCGTCGGTGGGGGCAAAAACGCCGCCTTCGCAGGGGAACGCTCGCGAGGCCAGGCCCGAAAACCGCGCCAGCACTGGGGGGAACGGGCGAAAAAAACCAACCGAGAACGGTTGGTTTTTTGAATAGTGGTGGAGCTGGGGCGACGCCACGCGGCCTTATACGGCTGCAATGGGCATCAGTGAGCCGCAATGCGCACCGTTCGAAAGAGTGATTCTACGCGGATCACCACTCCTTGTGCGTCCTCCCTTGTCGCGTCTGGCCATCTTTTGCGGGCGCGGATTCAATTCCGAGCTCGGAACCGGTCTGGGCGTCAGGTCAGCCAAGCGCCTCGTTCACGAGCTACGGAAAGCGAGATCCTGCTGGTGTCGTGCACTGAATGGCGAGCCATAAGCGCCTACAGCAGAAGGCGCTGACCGATGTGCTGTCCAAGCAGACTAACGGTCAAGATTGGCCTTGGCTTCTGTCTCCCTATGATGTAATGTGACATCCATAACATTACATTGTCACGAGTTTCTCCATGAGTATCGGCAGCAGCGGCAGGATCGTCATAGAGGTTGAGCCCGAGGTCAAAAGGCAGCTCTACTCGACCCTTGCGCGGGAGGGCATGACCCTGAAGGGCTGGTTCTTGCGCGAAGCACAAAGCTACATGAAAGCCGCAACACAAACGCCTCTAGATTTGACTCCCGGTGCCAAATCTGCGGATCAGAAAAGGAGCCCGCTGTAGGCATGAAAATGTTTTCATCGAATTTAAAACAACTCCTTGAATTCACATCGGGAGTAGAAACCACATACAAAGCAGGAAAAAGCCTAGACCAGCGATTAACCGGCAGATTCTATACACACGCCAGAATTGGTAAGGCAATGGCGATGGATATCGCCAAGCGCCTTGGCGCGTCTGAGAAATTAAAGATTATCGATCCATTTTGCGGTGATGGAAGACTGCTATGCTGGCTCATTGAAGCTATGTATGCACAAGGAAAAATTCCATCGAACTATCTTCAGATTGCCGCATGGGATTGCGATCAATCTGCTGTTGATGCAGCGCAAAAGGCAATATCGCAAAAAATAAATAACCTTAACATCTCAGTTGCACACGTGGATGTGCAGGTGGTTGATTCCTTTGAGTGTGCGTTAAACCATCTGGAATATTTTGATATCTGTGTAACAAATCCGCCTTGGGAAACGATTAAGCCCGACAGCAGAGAGCTGATGGAGCTTGAACAAGAAGCCAAAGATTCATACGTTTCTCTTCTTAGAGAAAAAGTGTTTCTACTCGAGAGAGCCTACCCCCACTCCAAGCCATTAAGAAAGTTTTCTGGGTGGGGGGCCAATTTGGCTCGATGCGGAATTGAGGCTTCAGTGCGATTAGTTGCCCCTCGAGGATGCTTTGCCATCGTTGCTCCTGCCACCATTTTTGGCGATCAGGTTTCCGCGCCTTTACGATCATGGCTATTTTCACAAAATACTGTGGATGCTATTCATCACTACCCTGCTGAAGCAAGGCTTTTTGAGGGGGTTGATCAATCTGCTGTATATTTCGTTGGCAATAGAGATAGGGAAGGTCAAAAGAAAATAGCACTCGACGTCATTCAGCACCTTGAAAAAGAGCAGAAAGATTCATCCCCAGTCTTAAAGCTATCTCTCTCTTCCTTGGAAGAAAATCACTATGCGATCGGATTTGGCAGCTCACCAGAAATTGCAAAAGCAATATCTTATCTCTCAGATCTGCCAAAGCTAGGCGACTATGAAGTTGGAGCAAACCCTCTCTTCAAAATAGGTCGAGAGCTGGATGAAACCGGGATTATAAGCAAGCTTTCAGATACGGGAAGTTATCGATTTATCAAAGGCAGGCAAATTTCTCGCTACTCTCAGGTGACAGGAGATGCAATTTTTCTGAAAGGGTCTATTAGGCCCCCGCAATCTTCTGATCTGCATCGCCTAGTTTGGCGAGATGTTGCACGACAAAGTTCGGCTCGCCGAGTAATAGCGACAATCATTCCTCCTGGCGTGGTGACTGGGAACTCGCTTAATGTGCTTGTGCCAAGGGAAAAATCAGATGCTCTATTGTTTGCACTCTTGGGAATATTCAATTCCGTTATATTTGAAGCACAGGTGCGGGCATCAATTAGCACAAATCACTTATCTGCGGGCGCCATCCGAAGAATCAGGGTGCCCCCCCTTTCATCTGGAATGCATGTTGATCGCGTCTCGAAACTGGTAGAGCAGCAATTGCTAAATCCGTCTGAATCATGTTTGGCTCAGATAGATGTTGAGGTGGCTCGCTGGTATGGGTTGCCAGATGACGTCTATTTGGATCTTTTGACCATGCTCGAAAAGCATTCCCCTAGAGACGTTCCTGAAATTAAAAAAGCGATGGCACTTGGTCGACAAACGCCTAAGGTTGACGTCATGCGCATTGAAAATCATTATGCAGCAACGCTTAGTGAACTGGACTTGCGTATCTGTCACTCTGTTCCACCCGGGGGGAACTGGAAAGATATTCCTGAGGACATTCCTTCTGAGCGAATAAAAAATATCCGCATTAGTTTCGCCAAGGGTGAAGGTAGTAGATCAACATACTATGGGCGCTTACATCCAGACAGGCCGTCGTACACCATCAACACCTATTTCACCAGGCCTGGAAATGGGTGCCACATTCACTACGATTACAGCGGTAAGCAGCACCGCACGCTTTCCCATCGAGAGGCAGCCCGCCTGCAATCATTTCCTGACAACTTTGTTTTTAAAGGCAACAAGGGGGCTATCACTACGCAAATTGGAAATGCCGTCCCCCCATTACTGGCATTTCAGGTTGCCAGGCATTTGAATTTGGTCGGACAGGCTGTGGATCTTTTCGCTGGAGCTGGTGGACTAGGCCTTGGGTTTAAATGGGCAGGATGGCAAACGGTCGTCGGAAATGAACTGGAAGCGAGCTTTTCCGAAACTTATCGAACGAACGTTCACCCCGACATCGTAGTCGGCGATATAACGGAACGCAGCGTTAAGGAACGGATCTTAAAACAAGTCGAGGCGGTGAGGATCAAAGGTTTGCCGCTTTGCGTTCTTGGCGGACCGCCTTGTCAAGGCTTTTCAACTGCGGGTAACAAGCGCTCTATGGAAGATGAAAGAAACTGGCTCTTTAGAGACTACTGTGGACTGCTGGCGGCACTTAAACCCGATGTTTTTGTATTTGAAAATGTGACCGGTCTACTAAATATGCAGGGAGGGCGTGTCTTCGAAATGGTTAAAGACGAACTATCGAAGCATGCGAAAAGGTTGATGGTTTGGAAGCTCCACTCAGAAAATTATGCGATTCCACAGAGACGCAGCAGAGTAATCATTATTGGCGATAACACTGGGCGAGTCCCTGAAGCCCCTCCACAGATGATTTCGACCCTATCCGCTAGCGACCTAGTGAGTGACCTGCCGAAGCCGCCCTCCGTCAAAGATGCGCTGGATGATTTACCAGCACTTTTGCCTGGGCAGGATGGTGGCGATCTCGGCTATCGCCACGAGTCCATCACGCCTTATCAGGCGCTAATGCGTGGTGAAATCACTGCCGAACAATATCTCTCCAAGGTCACTCGATAATTTCACCGGGAGCTGATCGCACATATCGGTCGGAATTCCACATGCTGTCTAGTTCAATAGCTACTTCCCGCATCCCCCGAGTAAAGTGATCTCGAACTGACGAGAATGCTGCACTATTGACAGAAATGACTTCAGGAAGCGCGCTCGCCAATGCTCGAAGCGCAGACTCAGATACTCTTTTCTCACCTATGATTTCCGCAATCTTTTGATCAAGATCATTTGTTGCATGCCTAAGCTTCTCGAGCTCCGAAAAGCCTTTTGAGAAATTCGACTCGGAGCGTTTATTCGAGATAACAAATGCATTTCTATTCTCTTTTCTGTGATAGTCGGCCAGAGATGCGAAAGCTATCCGGATCCGCCGAGCCTTCTGCTCGTTCGCGTATTTTGTGGTTCTTGGTTTCTTTTCTATGGAGTCAAAATGCGTAAGATGATTGACTGCTCGCAGGCCAACAAATGCTGGATCAAAGTCTGCTGCTTCTAGGTGCAGCAGGCTTGTGAGAAATGTATAGAAGCCACGATCCAAGAGCTTCTTGAGTAGGAGCATATAGGTATGGCGGTTGTCTCGAAGAAGTTTACTCAGACGAAGGCCAGTCTCTGCGTCTCTAACTGCAGCTTTCCGACGATCCCAGATTTCTTTAGCAAACCACGATATGACACACTCCCCGGTTGCCTCAACATCAATCAATAGCCGGACATCGCTTGCGTACATTCGATTGTTTTTTCCGCTGTTGCAGATTTTGCACAACAGTTGAAATTGAGGGCGATGTGTGAATCCAAGGGATATCGGCCCAATATGATCAGCCTGGCATGGCCTTGGATGAATGCCGCCTTGCGCCGAGTTAAAGCAATTTTCTTGTTCGAAAATAGAGTTAGATCTAACTTGCCCCATCAGTCGGTCAGCTGCAACCCAGTCTCCATCCACCCAGTATTCAAATACACGCCTATCTGTTACATATGATTTAAGATTTTCTTTTGAGCGCCCTGTATCGGCGGTGGATCTGCAGCATCGATTGAAAGAATGAAAGCCGTCGAGCCGGTCAGGTGGGTTTGACATCGCGCCCGGGCTCAGCATCCTCGGCTCTTGGGGGATGTAGATCTTCCGCAAGAACTCATCCCATGAGTCGAAATCTTTAGCAAGATTTGGAATCTTTATCGATGTCGTGACAAATAGCTGGGGAAGATCGTTGTATATTCTTGCTCCAAAGCGCTCATCGAGACGGCCTATGAGGTCACAGATATGCTCCACCTCCGACAGTTCAAACGTTTCGTCAATGTATGGAAGCTTGCGAATCCGAGCAAATAGATGTTCATTTGGATAGGCGTATGCAATATCCAATTCCTTTCCGCAGGTTTTGCAGGGCTTTTTTCCAAAGGGATGTATAGCTTTAGCGGTTTTGCTGATCCAGGTGCTATCTGTGCTTGGATCAATTCCAATGGATATAGCTTTCAAGCGCCACCATTCACGACGGCGATGATGAGTGTCCTTAAATTTTCCAGTTTTTCTATTTGACGGTGCTTCCCACTGAATTTCTCCGCGCTCTCCTATTACGTCCGGCATTCCGGCATAGTTTGCGTGGTTGACTATTTTCTTGGCATATTCAAGAAAAGCAGCGTCGCCATATTTTGGTTTTTTCTTGGCCATAGAATCCCAAGTATGAAAAGAAGAAGCCCGGAAGGCTTGACAATCCTTCTTTATACAAGCTGGAAAACTAGCGGTCAATCAAGGTGCGCTTGATCCACTCCTGTAACGCCTTTAGTTGTTCGGCAGTCTCGTGGCAGGTCTGGTAGTTGGCGCTGACGGTTCCGGCGACGGTAGAGAGCGCAAGGCCTGAGGCGGCCGCATCAGGATCTCCGGCGGGGGTGGGCAGTTCGCCTGCGGCGGCAGCGTCGTGCAGGCGCACAAAGCCACGGTTGACAGTGCAAGCAGCGTCGGCTTGAGCGGGGACATAGACGGGAACCTCCTTGATGATGGTGTCGCCCTTTTCGCGGACGACGCGGACGCGGTCGACGTACTGGGTGACGACCTTGACGGTGGCTTGGGCCTGCCGCTCGCGGACTGCGGCGGCCTGCAGTGTTTGTTGCTGAACGGCGGCGTCCCATTGCGCTTGAACGTGGTCTGCGCCCTTGATCCAGCCGAAACCGATCAGGGCAGCGGCAGCCAGGGCAAGAGCAAGCCAGCGGTATGGCCACGGGATCAGGCTCATGGCGCTTCTCCGATGCACTGGCGGTACTCGGCTTCACGGCGTTTGACCAAACCACCGCACAAGCGCCTGTTCTCAGGCAAGGCGCAGTCCTTGCCCTGGAAGAAGCGCCAGCGGGGTAACTCGGCGCAGGCTCCGGCGTAGTCCCCGGCATTGAGTTTCTTCACCAGGGTGGATTGGCAAAACGCCCGACTGCCGACGTTGTAGGAGAAGGAAACATAGGCGTCGTACTCGTGCTGGGCCAGCGGTACGGTCACGCAGTTTTTCAGGGCACCTTCGAACTGCTGCACGTCCTTGAGTGCCCGCGCCAGTGCCTGAGGCGGCGTGGTGGTGTCGCCCAGCTTCACGCCCGTGGTGGTACCGAAGCCGATGGTCGGCACGTCGCCCTTGACCGGAATCACTGCACGGTCGGTGTAGCCCTCGTGCAGCACGATGCTGACCAGTGCGGCCGCCGACAGAGCCAGGGCCGTCACAGAGCGGCGCACAGTAGGTGAAGTACGGGGAGATGCTGGCTTACTCATCGGTGCATCTCCGGCTGGGCCACGATGCGCGCCACGGTCGCGCCGATGCTGGCGGCGAATGCCAGCAACACGAACACACCACGCGGCAGCACATCGCCAAAGATCGGCACCACCACTTCCGCCGCCGTAAAGGCAGCGGCCAGCAGCGAGAAACGGATGCTCCAGGCTCGGCGCAGCACACGCCGCCAGTCATCGAGCAGGCAGATGCGGCCGTTCATTGCGCACCTCCCATCAGCTTGAGCTTGATGGCCGCCCCAATCAGCAGCGCGGCCAGAATGCCGGTGGTCACGACCTTGACGGCGGTCTGCCAGGCTGTGCGACGGGCGTCGCGCCAGGCTTCCAGCAAATCGCGCAGTTCGCGGATGTCCTTTGCGGCGTGGCCGTTCTCCAGCCCGAGATGGGCGAGACAACGCTCGGCACCGCGCTCTGCGGCGCGGTCGAGCAGCTCGTCGAAGTCCTCGCGGCGCAGCAAGAGCATGTTTTCCACGAGGGTGGCGGGTTGGGTCTCTTCGGTCATTGGCTTTCTCCAAAAATGCAAAACCCGCCCGATGCCGAAGCACCAGAGCGGGTTTCAGGGGGAACGGGGTTGTTGAGGGGAAGATTCAGATGTCGATGATTTCCATCGGCAGCGCAGGCGCGACGCCCTCGATCACGTCGTCGCGCACGAACACGGTTTCGCCCACGGTGGCATTGCCGCGCGCACGGATCAGGCCGCCACCGGGCAGCACCACCAAGGCCACGCCCGCACCGACTTCGATCACGGTGCCCGCTTGCAGCGGTGCGTCGGGCAGCAACTGCCGGAACTGCTGGTAGAGGTTATGCATGGCTTTGAACTCCCAGGGTCTGCCAGACTTCCGGCAGGCCTGCGTCGATGTGCGTCGAGCGCACAATGCCCATTCGGGCCACGCCACCGTCTTGATAGGCCACAAAGGCTCCCGGTTCGATGATTCCGGTTTCCGGCAGCACCGGCAGGCGCAGCGTCACCTCGATCTGGCGGCCTGTGTCGGACAGGATGGCCGTACCGCGCTGGCGTGCCGCCGCCGCTTGGGTGATGAGGGCATCGACCACCATGGGCGCAAGCACATCGCCAGCAGTCCCAGATCGGGTGACCTGGCCCAGCACACCGGTATCCTGACCTGCCACAAACACGCGGTTGTAGGCAGGCTTGTCGATCCAGCGCAGCGACTCGCGCGCCACAACATCCACCGGCAGCACAAAGTCCGGCGTCACCTCGTTCCACCAGTGCCACGACGCGACCGGGTAACGGTGGCGCACACGCAGAATCTTCTCGGACGGGTGTGGCAGCAAGTAGCCGCCCGCCGCGCCAACGATGGTGTTCAGCGCCTCTATCCAGGTGCCCTGCTTGGCGAATACGCCTGCGGGCACCAACCAGTCGGTCAGCGCCCAATCCACCGTCCAGCCCAGCGGGATGCCGTTGATGGTCAACACGTCCTCCATCAACTGCTGGGCGCTGCGCGCCTCGGTGTTGGCGAAATTCATGACCGGCGCGTAGGGGGCGGCCAGCGCCGCGCTGCGCCCGCGTCCGGTGATGCGGATGCTGGCGTCGCCAAACACACGCTCGCGGCTCAGGTTCTCGGCAAGAACGTGGAAGGCGGTGCCGTTGACCGTGGCGATCAACTCGACCGGCGCAGCGCCCTCCTCGGGCACAACCAGCGATTCGGCAGTCACGGGCAGCGTGGCCTCGAAGCCCCACGCCCATGAATCGGTATCCAGCGACAGCGACAGGTCCAGCACCGGCACGGGTGTGCCGTCTGGCCAGCGGGTCAGCGTCACCTCATTGATCACGAAATACACCCTCCGGTTGGGAATGAGCACCGATCCGGCTTCCGGGTAGTCGTGGTGCTCGCAGACAAACAACAGATCGCCGTTGGTGGCAGCGTCCTCGGTGAACAGCAGATGCGCGTTCGGCAGGTAGCAGGCCGGTTCTTCCGGCGGGACGAACGGCACCCGCGGATGGCGACCCGGCAGCGGGCGCATCGCCGCCTGCCAAAGCGAGGCCCACCAGCGGCGCAGATAGCCCGCACTGCGGATGCCCTCACTGTGGAAGTGCCCGCCGTGCCGCCGCGCCTCCTGGTAGCGGGAGATGGCAGCAAAACGGCGGTCACGCCATGTGTCCTGATGGCCGATGGCCCAGCGCAGCCACTCGGCACGGATGGCTTCCTCGAAGGCAGAAACACGCGCCGTGCGCAGCCGGATGGCGTCGGCGTGACCCACGCGCCCACTGGTTTGCACGGGCACGGCCTCTTGATGCCGCGACCGGCTGGACACCGGCGCACGCACACGCGTGCTGTGGCGTCGAAACTCCACGCCAGCCACCTGTGAGGCAGCCGCCTGCCACGGAGCGCGTGTGGGCGAATGTTCGTGCGCAGTGGCCTCGCGCCGATCCTCGACCCCGGCACTGTGTTCGACCGCGTGCTGCCAACGGGTGATGCTCTGCCCGATCACCGGGCGCACGACGTAGGACTGGTAGCGCGCCTCGGCCACCATTGCCAGCGACGGGAAGGCTCCCGTCAGTGCCGCTTCCGTCAGCGGAACGGCCTGCGCTGCAAACGCCAGCGCGGGCAGCGTCCCATTCAGCGCCGCATGGGCGCTCGGGATCGCGGTGGCGGTAAAGCTCAGTTCCGGCAGCGTCGCGGCGAGGATGACATCGCCGGGTTCGCTCATGGACTACCCCAGCAGGCCGGACACGATGCGGGTGTAGCCCCCGGCGTACAGCGTGGTCGATGGCAGGCGCAACTCGCCCGTGCCGTCCAGATCGGACACATCGCAGTCCCACGCCAGCGCGCCGTCACCATTGACGATACGCGCCCACGTCGCCACGCCGCTGGTTTCGATCAACGCCTCGTCGGTAGGCGTAATGCTCAAGAGGCCATCCTCGACATCACCGATGGGCTCGACCAGCACGATGGTTGCCAGCAAGTCGCCGCTTGGGGGCGCGCCCAAGGCCGGACGCACGCCGCTGTAAATCCGCACGCTGGCGTTCTGCGAACCAATGGCGAGGAAGTTGACGACGGCGTTGAGGCGGTAGTCGTTGAGTTCAGTCGAAATCTGGATCACGGAAGCATCTCCCTCATGGGCTGCGCGCGCAGGTTGTCGGCAACGACCGCACGGTGCTGGTGTTCGTGGTCGAAGGCGATGACGAGGTAACGCGGCGCGGCGTCGATGTGGTCGAACGAATACGCGCCGCTGGCCGCATCGCTCCAGGTCTCGCGCACCACGGTGTAGGTGGCTTCGTCGATCAGCAGCACGCGCCGCCGCAAGGGCTCATCGGCGATCACGCCTCTCACGCGGTGCTTTACCGTGCCTGCGATGCGGTGGTCGCCGTGGTAGTAGTGGTTGCGCTTGCCCAGCAGCTGGCGCAAGGCGCGGTGCTGGTAGCCCTCCATCGCCGCATTACGCGGAACGAGGATGCGATGCGCCAGCGCGACGGGCAAACACCGTTGCACGGGAGTGGGCGCATCCTCCAGCACGCTCGGTGCATCACCTGCCACGCGATGCAGGCGCAGCGTGATGCCGTAGCCGAAGATGCAGGGGCGTAGAGACGCATACCACCGCTTGGTATCGCGCCAGACGACCTCGCCATCGACCGACAGTTGCAGTAGCCACACGCCCAGTTGAACTTGGCGCTTCACGTCCAGCCGGAGTGTGCGGCGCGCACCGGCCACGGCCCAACCCGCCCACGCTTGGGCGATGCGCTCGTGTTCGGCACCACCACTTGCCCAGTACGAGTGCGTCCAGTGGTGGTTGAAGACGCACAGGCGATGCCCTTCGTAGGTTGCCATCCCCGTCCACAACCAGAACCCGAAGTGCGGCGGTGTGTAGGACGCTTCGACGATCTCCACGTCCATCTCGAACCAGAAGTCGGTGGACAGCGGCGCATCCGTCAGCCGCCAGTAGTTCTGGGCGTTGTTGAACACCAGGTCAGCCGCCTGTTGCCCCGCGTTCCACGTTGCGGTGATGCCACCACCACCGCCGTTGCTGGCGAAGCCGGGTGGAATGCCGGTGGCGAAGTTCTCCTCGAACGGATAAGCCATCGCTCACGGCCTCCAAGGCCCGGTGATGTCGAAACAAAAGCCACAGCTGTTGGCTTCACTCGAGTACGAACTGACGGTCACATAGAGGAACTTGCGATCCTCGTAGCCGATGACGTTGTCGATCTTCGTCAGATGGCCGTAAGGCTGGTTCTGATGCACCCAGAACATCCCCGGCAAAGTGCCGCGCAAATGACCGCCACTGGTTTCGCGCAGGTAAATCGGATGCAGGATCAGGCCGTAGTCCGGGCCATTGGGAAATGGGATGGCTCCAGAACGCCCGGAGATGTTCTGGTTATTGCCGTCGTTCAGGGACAGCATCCCCAATCGGCAGTTGCCGCCGATGCCCGTGTAGTCGCGCATACAGATCTTGCCGGTGGTGTCCTGCGCATAGGCCGAGTACGCATCCTGCCAGGGATAACTTCCGCCGGTGTAGTTGGCCTGCTGGTAGCGCTCCGAGGCGATCAGATAGGACGCGAAGTTGTCGCCGGGTTTGTAGCTGTCGAAGTCGGTGAAGGCGTGCAGCACGCGCCAATCGCCCGAATAGCCCGACGAGTTGAAAAGGAAGAATCCCCGGTCATCGCCGATCAGCACCCAGCTTCGGCCCCAGTTGCCGTTGTCACCGGACGTCTCGGCATAGGAATGCCGCGCGTAGTACCACTTGAACCATCCCGTGTACATCGTCGCGCCACTGCCGGTTGGCACTTCATTGCGCGTCGGCGCACCGGGGGTGAACGGCGCTTGCGCACCCACGAAGGTGTCGATGTCGGCCATCCCTTCAGCAATGGTCACGCGGGCGAATTTGGCCCAGGTCGTTGTGTAGCCTGTGGGCAGGCTGTCGTCCACGCGCAGGTAGTGTCGGTTCGACAAGGGATTCGGACTGCGGTAGGCGCGCTTGTTGGTGCCGGTAAAGGCGATCTCGAAGCCCAGCGGCGCGATCTTCATCGTGATGCCGGTTTGCGTGGTCGCGGGTGACGCGGGCTCGCCTTCGATACGGAAGCTCACCGTGGTGGATGTGATCGCGGTGACCGTGAACTCGCCGTTGTAGGACGGCTGGTCACAACCCTCCATTAGCACCACCTGATCGACCAGAAAGCCGTGGCCAGAGCCAATGGTGGCAGTGGCCACATCGCCCGTGCGGGTGAGCGCCGTCACGGTTTTCAGGTTGAACCCGGTGACGAGGCAGGCATCGAGCAGCGCCGTGAGGCTTCCCCAGTTGTTGGTGAGCACCGGTGCGCCTGCAAAGCCCTGGTGCATCCATTTGACCTTGTTGCTCATCACGTTCTCCTCAAGGGCGATCCACGTCGCCGCGCACCAGCAGGGTGAAGGCGTCATTGGTGACGGTTTCCGGGCCTTGCTGGATGGTGCGCACCACCCACACCGGAAACAGCGCACCGGTGGTGTTGAAGCGCAGCACGTTGCCTGTGGCCCAGCCCGAACCCCAGCCGACGGCGGCCAGGGTGAAGTACGGTTTACCGGTGGCCGGATTGATGGGTGCGATGTCGCTGCCCGTGGTGCCTGTGGCGATCACGCCGACGTGCTCCCCGATGACGTTGAACGAGGTTGCGTTGGTGAACTGAATCGCCCAACGCTCGGTGATCGCCCCCGCGTTGGTGACCACGATGGGAGCCAGCACGTCGTTGTAGGTGGCGGTGGCCGCAGCCCCTTGAATCGCATCCAGAAAGCTGCCGTTCCAGCTGGCCTGATCGAACAGGTTGGAGACATAGGCACGCAGATCGCCCGACACCAGGGCCGAGGACACATGCGAGCCGACCGGGTAGTCGTGGGTGATCTGGCGTGTGAAGGTCAGGCGTCCGGAGATCTGCACGTCCGAGACCTGGGCCATGTCCTCGATGCGGTGCTCGACGGTGACAGGCTGCACAAGGCCGGTGACCACACCGAAGGTGACGGTGCCCGCTTCCAGATCGGCGGTGTAGTCAGCGGTGACGACTTCTCCGTTGCCATCCAGCACCCGCACACGCGAGAGGCGCTGACGGCCGCAGTCCACCACCTGCCCGCTGGTGGCCGTGAACGGCCCGACGGTTGCGGTGTGGCCGATCACCGCGAAGTCGCCCGCACGGAAGATCGGTACACGTCCATCCTGCGGCAGCCGCACCGGATCGAGGCCGATGATGTCGGCATCCAACGGCAGGTAGGAGTACGCCACCGCGTTGTACTTGATGGTGTCGGCAAACACCGGCACAGGCTTGAAGATCTTGGCAACGCCTTCGATGGTGACCACCGCATCCGGGTCGTACCAGCTTTGCCCTTCGTTGCCTGCTGCCGCCACCCACGCACCAAAGCGCACACGCACCACGCCGGTTTCGTAGTCGATGGAGCCAAGTACGTCGGTGCCGATGATGTCGCCGTTGTTGTTGGCGCTGACGTTGATGGTGCCGCCGCTCAGTCGTGTGGCGAGGATTTGCAGGCTGGACGGACGTACCGGAGACGCAGGAACACGGAAGGTCACCTCGTCCACCGGCGTGCCATCCAGCGTGGTCAACAAAGAGCGCAACGCCACCGCGTTTGCGGCAGCGGGAACCCACGCCGTGATATTGGCCGCGCCGTTGGCGTAGTTGATCTGTCCGGCCAGCGTTGCCGCGCCCGTCACCGGATCGAGGTCGTAGTACAGGCTGCCCAGCCGGTCAAAGTAGGTCTTGCCGCCCAGCGTGAAACAGACGCTGCCGGGGACGATGTTCTCGGCAAAAGTCGGTGTCAGGTCGATAGCCAGCGCACCCGCCGTGAAGCTGTCATTCGTGGCATTGGATGCGCCCGCTGCCCGGTAGCGCACCTTGGCCCAGCCGGTGTCGTCGATGGGCATCGACGCGCCCGCGGGGATGTACTCCCAATGCGAGAACAGGTTGCGGTACACCGGCAACACCCTGCCGTCGGTGCGTGTCCAGCCGATCTGGGTGACGTTGTAGCGTGCCACCGGGATACGCACCGTGGTGTCGGGCGTGAAGTGAACGACACCCGTGGCGTAGTTCACCGTCCCGAAAGCCATTCCCTGCGGATCGCGCAGCACACCTAGCCCGTCGTCCTTGACGATCTTGATCGGGTCGATCCGCGCGATCAGTTGCAGTTCGGCCGGGGTGGTGGAGATGTACTCATACAGGTCGATGAGCAGATTCCACTCCAACTCCACCGTGCCCGGAATCAGACCGTCGAAGTCCACCTCCACATCGATGCTGCCATCGCCATTGCGCAGCGGCGCTTCGAACTCCTCCTCGTTGGGTGGCCCCCAGGTGTAGGCAACGCTGTAGGTCTGGCCGCCTGCGGGCAGCACGGTCGGCGTGATCTGGATCAGGCCGGTCTGGTAGTTGATGCTGCCGCTGGCATGTCCGCTGATCGAGCCCTTGCCATCATCGGTGGCGCTGCGCGCCGTGCCATCGTTCCAGGTGATCGTCACCGACCCCGGCGTGACACCGGCATGGGTCAGTTGCAGAGTCACCGACGGCGGTGCGATGGCGCTGGATGCGCGATTGAAGTAGTTGGCCTTGCCGCCCCAGGCATAGACGATCTCGCTGCCCACGTCGGGCAAGGCTCCCAGGGTGACCGCCACGGTGCCGGTGGTGTAGCTGACGGTGCCGACGCCGTATTCCGGGCTGACGCCCTTGAGCACGCCTGCGCCGTTGTCGCGCAGGTCGTACCACTTGCCCTGCGCCCGGTAGCTCACCTGCAGGGTGCCCGGTGCCGGACTGGGCACGATGGTCAGGATGTAGTTGTACGAGCGGCTCTCGATGTCCACCCGCACGCCCGCCGTATCGGCCACGCGGATCGGCGCGGCAGCAGGCCGGAAGCTGATGGTCTTGGTGCCCGAGTAGGTCGGTGCGCTGGAGGCCAGCGTGATCTGGCCGCGCCCGTAGTTGACGGTGCCGACCACGGTCGCGCCCGACACCAGATCGCCACCGTTGTCGGTGAGCGTTGCACCGCTGACGCTGATGGACAGCGTACCGGGCTGGATGGCATTACCCACCGAGAGCACGGTGGAGGCATTGAAAGCGGCCGCCGAGGTGTAGGACACCGTGCCGTTGTCCGATTCGATCAGGGTTTCGGCGGTGCCGCCTGCGGTGAGGTCGAGCAGCGGCGTCTCGGTCTGGGCCGAGGGTACCAGTTGGGTGAATACGCTGCTGACGCTGGCGGCCACATCCCCGATGGCGACCGGCTGGGTGGTCTTGACCACGCCGCAGTACTTGGCAGCATCGGCCACCACGGTGTCGCGCGTCCGGGTCTTGCCGTTGGCCATAGTGAACAGGCGATCCGGCGGCGAACCGGGGAAGTCGTAGCGCAGCGCATCGGACAGGTCGCAACTGACCACCACCGCCTGATAGTCCTGGATGCCGCTGCCCGTGCCGTAGCTGAAGGTGCGGGTTTCCGATTCGATGCGGGTGATGCGCACGTACTGCGAATACTCGTTGGCCAGCCCCTCGTTCATCACCAGAAACAGGGTTTTGCCGATGGTGGGCAGTTCTGCCCCCACGCGCTGGAACAACTGAATGCTGCGCTGCCCCGCGATGTGGTTCTCCAGCAGATAGCCGTTCCACTGCGAGCCCTTGTTGAGATAGGCCTCGATGCGGTCGCGCGCTTGCGTGCGGCGGTCGAACACCTCCTGGGTAGAGAAGATGGTCACCGCCACGCGCGGATCGCTGGGCGGGTCGGAGACGATGACGTTGCCGCCCAGATAGGTGTCGGTGGTGTCGGTCTGGATGCTGGCGAACACCTTGCGCAGGTTCACGCGGCCACCCGCACGATCCAGTTCCGAGATGTCGTTGAACAGCGAGTTGCTCGCGCCATCGACGATGACATTGGCGGTGGGTGCGCCGCCGCCTTCTGCGACGTCGTCCATCACCTGACTGGCGACCAGCTTCACATCGCCTGCAAGAATGGGCATTGGAATTCTCCCTTGGGTCAGATCTGCATCAACCGCAAGGTGATGCGGTAGAAATCGGTGTCGGCCTGTGCCGGAAAACCCAGCACGGGTTCGGCTTCGATGGCGGCTTCTTGGTGGCGGAAGGCCACGGTGAACACACGCGCATCGCGCAAAGTCAGTTCGAAGCGACCACTGCTGGCCGTGAGCGGCGCGGCAGCCCAGCCGTACAGTTGGTTCACCGCTGCGCGCGTCACCCACGCCATGTCGGAAGGCCCGACCAGCGTGATCGGGCGACCCGCCTGTCGTGTGGCCGACTGCACCAGCAGCGCACCGGTGAGCAGGTAGGACACGGAGGCGACGGCGGGCGACCACGCGTGTTCGTCCGTCCACAGCAAGTCGTCGGGCAATGGCAGCGCCACCCCGGTAGCGAGGTTCTTCAGTTGCATCGGGATCAAGCTCAGGTCGTGCGGGCGCGTGCGGCGTCCAGCAGTTGCAACAGGCGCGCCTCGTCACGGCCATCGACGGTGGCAGTGACCCGTTGACCGCCTGCAGCCAGTTCGACGCGCACGGTGCGCGTGGGCGCGCTGGCCTCAGTCAAGGCTGGACGCGGCACATTCACGCCAATGGGCTGCACCAAACCGCCGCTGGCGAAACCCTGGACGCTGGCGAGCGTGCGGCCTGCCAACGCCTGCGCCGGGGCGGACAGGTTGTTGATGGCCTCGAAGAAGCCCACCCCCAGACGCGCCACGGCATCGCGCCTGACCACGTACTCGCCCGGTGTCAGCATGGCGGGCACGGTGTCGGATCGGGACAGGCCGCCGCGCCTGTAGAACTGGCCCTGGTTCTGCTCCATGTAGTCGATCAACTCACGCTCCAGGTCTTTGCCCCAAAGCAAGGGCTGCGCCATCGCCTGCCGCCACCTTTGCTTGATGCGTTGCAGGCTCTGGCTCTCGTTGCCGGTGAGCGTCTTGCGGTCGATGAACTCGTCGAGCTTGCGCCGATCCTGCTGCGCCAACTGGCCCCAATAGCGCATCGTGTCGGACTTCATGGTCAAGCTGACCGCCGCGCCGTACTTGTAGCGCAGCCAGCTTGTGTACTCGTTCATGCCTTGCAGGCCAAGGTCGATCATCTTCAGCGCCTCGGCCGTTTCCCGGTTGCGCTTGGGCGCTTCGCCGCCGCGAACCTGCCCGCCGCGTGCGAAGTGCGCGACACCCTGCGCCAGATTGGCCAGCCGCGCTGCACCGTACTTGCGCACCGCCGCCTTGCGGATCACGAAGGCTCCGGCATCCAGCGTGCGCGGCACGGTGTCGTGGTGGCCGGAACCGGGCACGGTGCCGCCGCTCATCCGGGGAAAGGCCGCTGCCACCGCGCCACCCTCGGCAAACTTCTGCACACCAGCGCCCACCAGTCCTCCGGTGGCATTGGTTTCCACCTTGGTGACGTAAATCGTGTGCGTGCTCGTGGTATGGATGCCATTGAGGCTCATCACCTCGGCGCGAGCAGCCTCGGCGTTGTGCTGGATGGCGTGGTGCGACTCGGTACGGATGCGATCCAGCGCCTTGATCATCCCGTCCACGTTGGTGATCGCGGCCTGCGCCTTCTCGGTGGCCACCTTCAGTTCGAACTGGGCGTTTTCGTCGGCGTAGACCTTGAGCCTGTCCAGAGCATCGCGGGCCTTGGACACATCGGCATCGACCGGCAGCGTTTTGCCTTCCTTGAGCAGCGCCTCGTATTCCTTGAGTTGCCGCTCGGCCTCCTGCAAGTCGGCCTGAATTTGCAGCAGGTATTCCTTCTCCGCCAGTGCCTTGTCCAGATCGGCCAACGCCTTGTTGAAGCGCGTGGTGTCGGCGTCGAGCGTGAGCTTCATGCCGTCCTTGAGCTTGGCCGTGAGGTCGTCGACCTGGCGCGTCGTCTCGCTCAGCGTGCGCTGAATCTCATCGCGTGCGGACAGCGCCGTGCGCGCCGCCGTCTGATGCGCCCTGGCCTCGGCGTCCAGCGCTTGATTGAGAATGTCCTCAGACTGGCGGATGCGGTCGATGGCATCGCGCACGCTCTGTTTGCTCTGCACGGCCTGCGCATCGGCGTCACGGGCCTTCTGCGCCAACTCAGCGCGCAACTGGCCTGCCTGCCGCATCAAATCGTTGGCCTGCTGGTATTCCTGCCGACGGTAGGCCTCGCGCGACTGCGCTTCAAGCTGCGCGGCCTGCGACACCGCCTGCTCGGACTGCTTGCGCGCCTCTGCCGCCCGCTTGGCCTCGTTGGTCTGGCTGGTGGCCACCTGCGCGGCCATATCCATTGCCTTTTGTGCAAGCTGGCGGGCCAGTTCCAACTCGCCATTGGCCAGTGCCCGCCGTGCCTGAGCCTGCATCTCCGCAATCTGGCGCTTGCGATCCTCAGTGGCTTCGTACTCCGTCATGCCCTGGCGGCGGATTTCGCGGATGCGATCCTCCGTGGACATGGACAACTGACGCTTGGCCTCCTCGATGCGCTGCACCTCGGCCAGATGCCGGTTGGCTTCGGCATTGAGCGCGTCGATGTGCTGGCGGTATTCGGCCAGCGCCTGCGTGAGCGTCTGCCGCTTGGCGGTCAGGATGTCGTTTTCCACGCGCTGCACATTGGCACGGCGTTCTTCCTCGGTCTGGCCCTGGCGGGCGGCAGCCTCCCGGCGCGCCTGCGTCTCCTGGTCGATCAGGCCCAGCGTTTCGGTGGTGGCCTGACGGTGCAGCGTAGCCTGCTGCGTCAGTGCCTCGGTGAGCAGTTGGGTGGACTTGGTGATCTTGGCGGTTTCGGACTGCTGGGTGCGTTCCAGTTCGGCCTTCTCCTGGTCGTAGCGCGCCTTCACTGCCGTGACCTGCGTCTGCAGGTTGGCCTCCACGAGGGCAGTAAAACCCTTGTAGGCCTCGCCCATCTTGGCGGTGGCGTCATTGACCACACCCTGAGCCTTGCCGACGGCCTGTTCAACCTCGCCCAGCCGGGATTTGAGCTTTTCCAGCGCGGAGTGAACCGCCTCTATGCCACGCCCAACCGCCTCCTGTGTGCCTTGGCGCACGGCTTCGAGCCGTTTGGCGATCTCCTCGGCGGCGGTTGCGGCGGTATCCATCGCTCCCTGAGCAGCGTTGGAGCCTTCCGCGGCGTCGGCATACATCTCGGCGAAGATGCGGTTCATCTCCGCCAAGCGTTCCTTGTGCCGCTGCGTGGCCTCGGCAATGGTGTCGGACGTAAACACCGCCGCGAGCACCTCCCACTGATAACGCAGGAACTCAAAGCCGGTGACCAGCGCCTGCACCATGAAGATGCCCGCCTTGCGGACGATCTCGAATTTTTCGGATAGCCACGTCCCGATCTCCCAGCCGACGATGGCCGCTCCAAGCACGCCGAAGGCCACGCGCAGCTTGCCGACCGTGGCGATGGCATTGGAGACGGACAGGTTGGCCGTGGCCCACGCCGCCGCCGTGGTGCTGGCCGCCGTCACCGCTGCTGCGCCCGCCGTCTGCCACGCGATGATCAGCGCCGGGATCAGGCGGTAGATCAGCACCGCCAGCCCGACCTGGGCAATGCGTGTGAGCCAGTCCATCACCGTGTCCAGGTTTTCTGCGAGCCAGGTCAGGGCCTCGGCCAGCTTCTTCGTGAAGCCCGTGGATTCGTCCAGACGGCTGATCCACTGCCCGAAGGCGTTGGACAGGCGCGTGAAGGCCTGACCAACGGTCATGGGCAGTTGCGCGTATTCGGCGGCCAGCTTGTCCTTCTGGCTCATCAGCGCATTGACCACCACATCGGCGGTCAGCCGACCTTCCTCAGCCAGCTTGCGCAGCCGTCCGATGGGCACGTTCAGACCATCGGCCAGGGCCTTGGCCAGACGCGGACTGTTTTCGACGACGGAGTTGAACTCCTCGCCGCGCAGAACGCCGGCAGACAAGGCCTGACCGAACTGCAGCAGCGCCGACTGCGCCTCGGTGGCCGAGGCCCCCGAGATGCGCAGGGCTTGCGAGATGCTCTCGGTGATGGTGAGCGCGTCCTGCTGCTCACCGCCCAACATCCGCACGGCCTGCTGCAACTTCCCGTAAAGCGTGGCGGTTTCCTGGATCGGTACGCCGATACGCTGGGCAATGGCGAACAGTTCCTTCTGCGCGACCGTGTACTCGCGGCTACCTGCGGTGGCCAGCTTCAGGCGCGCGGACATCATGTTCCACGCGTCGGCGATCTGGACGATCTCCCGCGCCTTGCCCGCCGCCCAATTGATCGAGAGGAAGGCCAGCAGCTGCGTCCTGGCCTTGGCGACCTGCTCACCAAAGGCGTTCATGCCCGCCTTGACCTCAGCCATCCCGGCGGCGGCCTTGCTGCCGGCACTCTTGGCGCTGGCACTGAAGCCGCCCAGGCTGCGCTCGGCGGACGTGATGGCGCGCTTGAGCCCCTCGTCTGCGCCTTCGAGCGCGACGATGATGGAAATGCGTTTTGCCATCTTCAGTCCACCAGCCGCAACTGCTTCTCGATGCTCGCGGACAGGCGCGGGATGCGCCCTGCGACGATACGCTCGATGCTCAGACGCAGCTTGAGTTGCACGCGCGGCACCAGCACTGCAATCGGTACGTCCGCACCGCGCTTGAGCTTCTTGATGCCTTCGGCCTTGCGGTAACGGCGCTTGAAGCCGGACAGTGGCCGGTCGTGTTCCTTGATGTTCTCGGCCATCAGCACGATGTTTCCCTTGGCGTTCTTGATGAAATAGGCATTGCCGCCGCGCATCAGCTCGGCGATCTGCGCCTTGAAGCGTTTGCGTCCCACGCGCCCGTGCAGCGGAATCAGCATCCGGCCACCGATCACACCGCCTCGTTCGTGCATGCCAGACCACGGGATGCGCGAGCCGACGTAGAGCGCAGGCAGGCGCTTTTTGTCCTTGTCGAGCACCTTGGCGGTGAAGCCCTTGACGAAGGACTTCTTGACCACCGTCATCCGGCCCGCGACGTGGCTGCGCACGTTCTGCTTCAATTCGGCTGCCTCGCTGGCGATGCCGCGTGCAGCCGCCTTCTTGACCTTTTGCCGGAACTCGCCACCCCAGCGGCGCAACTGCGCCTGCGCGGCTTTGCTGTCAATGCGAACGGAGATGCGCATGGCGGTTTGCCTGATCGGTGAGCCTGTCGAGGGTCTGGTCGAGATGGCGGGCATCGCCGCGCGCGCCAATGGCGATCAACGAAAGCAGCCGCGCGTCGCGGGCTGCATCCTCGCGCACGGTGGCGGCCACAAAACCGCGCACCTGCGCCAAGGTGTAGTCCAGGATGTCCGGCAGCCTGTGGCCGTGAGCGATCAGGTGCTGGACGGTGTCGAACCAGTGGCCGCCGTCACCGCGTTCGCCTGCGTGAACAGATCGTCGAGCCTGGGCATCACCGTCCGGGTAAAAAAATCGGCGTTCACCTCGATCACTTTCGCGGCCAGCACAATGGCTTCATCGGCGGCCAGGTCATCGACCCACGCACGCGGCTTGCAGACGGCGATGGATACTGCCGTGAGCAGGTCGTCGCCGCGTTCGCCGAACAAGGCCAGCCAGTCGATGCCCTCGCCACTGATCTGCTGCATCACCGGCGTGATGGCGCGCAGGAAAGCAGGCATCTGGCCGACCTTCAGCGGCTTCACGCTGACGGTTTCACCGGCCAGCGTGATCTCGCAGGCTTGCGGCACCAGCTTATCCAGATCGCTCATGCTCGCCTCCCTCACAGTTGCACGATGCGGCCGAACTGGCCGAGCAGCGCGTCATAGGGTTTGGTGGTGTCGGCCAGCAGCGAGCCTTCCAGCTCGAACTTGTTGTACTCGTCCGAGATGAAGGAAATTTCCTTCAGCGGATCGAAGGCCACGCGGTACAACTCGACCAGCACCTTGGCGTTGCCCTGCGCGGTGTTGATGCCTTCCAGTCGCAGGTAACGCTCGGGCACCGATTGCGTGAAGATGCCGATCTCGGTGGCCGCGCCGTAGGTGTAGGCGGCCTTGAACGGTGCGGTGAAGCCGGTGGTATCCAGAAACTGGAGGGCACCGAAGTCGGTGTCCGCCGTGTAGTGCGTGCCTGCGGTCAGCGTGGCGGGCGTGCCTGCCGAATCGGTCACCACCAGCGCCGACACCTTGGGGTGAGCGAGGAAGTAACGGTCGCCGACCACGGGCGTCGCGCCGCCGATGGGTTCGGCGGTGACCGTGCCGGTGCTGCCGGTGACGTGGTTGCCGTACAGCGCCAGGGCGAGGTTTTCCTTGGTGAACTCCTCGATGGTGAGGTTCACCGTGGCCGATTTCTGCTTGACCATCCGGTGATCCAGCGAGCGCTGGCCGGTCTGGCTCTCGTAATGCTCCAGCACATCGGTCTTGAGCGAGAGCTTCAACTCGGCGACGTTGCCGGGTGAGCGCACTTCGATGGGCAAACCGTCGATGTCGCGCTTGCCGAGGAAAACGCGCCCCTGAAAACTGGCGTAGGTGCTCATGATTTGGATTCCTTGCGATGAGAGGTGGTGGGTTTGGGTTCGGTGGGCTTGTCGCCGCCTTCCGGTGACGGCGCAGGGTCGGGCTGGCGGTCGTGGCGTGCGACGCCGTTGGCGATGAGCCAATCGGCGCTGCTGCTGTCCACATCGAGCCGCTCGCCTGCCGTGTAGGGCTTGCCCTCGTGCGTGTGCGCTTGGGTCAGAACAATGGAAGTCATGGGTGTCATCCCTTGGTGGAAAGATCGGTGTCGAGCGTGCGGTAGGTGATCGCGTAGCGCGCTGGAATGGCTGCAGCCACGGCGTCGGTGTCCTCGATGTCCCACTCGCATTCCTGCTCGTGGATGCCCAGCGCCAAATCGCCCAGATTCCGCTTGGCCAGCAGCGCGGCGTGGGCAGCGGTGAGCAGCCGGTCGGCTTCGGTTTCCGGGGTGGCTGGCGGTACTGCACGGGCGAGCGCGACAAGGCGCACGATCAGCACGCGGGTGACGCGGTCGTTGGCGCGTTCGGTGATGGATTCGGACTCGGGGAACACCACCAGCGCCGGACATTGCTCCCGGCTGATGGCCACCGTGGGCGAACGGTGCAAGGTGGCCCCGAGCGCCAAGGCCGACGGGCGGACAGCGTCCAGCAGCGCGAGCAGAATCTGCTCACGGATCGAATTGGCAGCCATCGGTCAAAGCCTCGTGAGCTTGGCGCGCATCTCGGTGCCATCGCCCAGCGCCCGGACATCGCGCACCTGATAGGTCACGCCACTGACATTGACCGTATCGCGCACGGCCAGCCCCACGAACACCGACGCCGGATAGGTGATCGCGTAGTCGGTGTTCAGGGTCAGGCCATCGAGCGCCGTGTCGTCCGGCGCGGTGAAGCCGACCTGCCGGGTCTGGGCGGCCCCGCCACCGGCAGGAAACCAGCGGCAGCGCACCGTAAGGCCCGCGTTCGCTGCGGCGCTGTAGACCTGCTCGACCAGGCCCATCACGCGATCTCCAGCTTCACCAGCAGTTGCGGGCGGTGGCACAGCGGCAGCGGGTTGGCCTGCGTGTGCAGATCGGTGCCACGGTCGAACTTGCGCGGCTCCTGCTTGGCATACAGCGGCAGCGCCACCGTGTTGGCCGTCTCGTTGAAGTCGGCGGGCGCGTAGTAGGTGGCGAAGGTGTCCATCGTGCCCAGCGGGAAGGCGTGGCCTTCGTCGTCCTCGACGAAGCGGCGCACGCCGCCATCCGGTGCGGTCGCCTTGCCGCGATGCTCCTCGAAGGTGATGCCGCAGAAGGTGAAGCCAGAGCGCATATCCGAGCGCAGCACCAGACCATCCTGATACCGCTTGTAGGCTTCCACGACATCGTCGTGCTTGACCAGCGCCTCGAAGAAGTCCTTGCCGACGAACACATGAACGCCGCTCATCCGCTCGCCTTGCAGGTTCTCCTCGATGTAGCGCAGCAGCTCGCGGCAAGCCTCGCCCACATTGAAGCCGCTGTTGTGCGCGGCGATGTCCCACTGGAAGGACTTGGGCGTGATGCCGAACTCGGTGAAAAGGTTGTAGATCACGCTGCCGTCGGCATCGAGGATCAGCCCCTTGAGCGCGCCAAAGCGCAGATGCTCCAGGGTGATCGCGTGTTTGTTGCGCATCGTCTGCAGGTGCTGCGCCAGCACGCCCGCCACCGTCTGCAGTTCCGTTTCCGAGCCGAAGGCGCGGATGCCCTGGACTTCCTCGGGCAGCACCACATCGTCGTGCGGGATGTGGGGGATGTGGAACGAACGCACGTTGCGCTTGCCGCGCACGCCCACGGCGCCGGGTGAACCCACGGGCATCGTCGGCAGCAGGGTCAGCACGCCGTTTTGCTGTTCGACGATGATCGAGCGAAAACGCTGCGGGCGGTCGACGAACAGTCTCATCTGGGCCAGACGGTCGTAGTTGTTGGGCAGGATGTTGATGGCGGCGGTGAGCGCCGACATCGAAAACGCCGGATTCTCGAAAATGTTCTGCATGCTCAGACTCCTTGACGGACGAGGACGCCCAGCGCTTTGAGCTGGGCAATGGCCGCCAGTTGTTCGGCGGAGGTGATGGCAGCGGGCCACGCGAGCGCGTGTTCGGAGACGATGGCGTGGCGGCTGATGAGCAGGCCGTCGGTGCGGTCAGCGGCGCTCGCATCGCAGGGCTGGATCAGCACACCGGCGGCGACCTGCGTGCCGTCGTCGGCAGAGGGGTCGATCTGCTTGTATTTGCCGCTGGCGGTGACGATGCCCAGCACCGCGCCCAGCGGCAGGTTTTGGCCGGAGGCGACGGTGATGCGCTCGCGCGAGTAGAGGTTGGGCGCTTCGTACTTGAGCAGATCGCCCAGATTCAGCGGTTCAGTGAAGGTAGGCATGTCAGATCTCCTTCTTGGCGGACTGCGCGGCGAGTTGTTTGGCCGCGTCAATCAGCGGATTGCTGGCCTGAGGCTGCGCGGCGTCGGGCGCGATGCGGCTGGTGATTTCCGGACTGGCCTCGGCCTGTGCGACCAGAAGCTGGCTGCGCACCTGGGCGGGCGATGTATTGCTTTCGAGAAAACCCGCAATCAGGTCGGCACGACCGGCAAGCTGGCAGGTCTGCGCGATCTCGACGGCGTCAGCCACACTCAAGGTGGCAGCAGCGGGTGCTTGAATGTCGCTGCCAGCAGGGGCGGCCAGAGGCCGGTCAAGTGCAGCGGTTTCGGTTTGATCAGTCATCGGTGACTCCTTGGGGTGGTTGCAGGAAAAGCCCGCCCGTGTGGTCAGGGCCACCGGCATCGGGTTGGGGGAAAGGGATGCGTGCAGTTGCGCCAGCGCGTCGTCGAAGGTGCCGACCGCGTCGGCCAGCCCCATCGCCACGGCGGCCTGTCCGAAGAACAGCCCGGCTTCGGTGTCGCGCACGGCGGACGGCTCCAGCCCACGGTGGCGGGCCACCGTCTCCACGAACAGGCCATAGATGCGATTGACCTCGGCCTTGAGGAAGGCGTGGGCTTCGCTGGAAATCGGCTCGTGCGGACTGAGGTCGTTCTTGCGCTCGCCCGCGAATACGGCGGTGTACTGAAGCCCGTCTTTGGCGTCCTTGACCGACTGATCGACGTGCATGGCAATGACGCCAATCGAGCCCACGCCGCCGGTGCGCGAGACGAACACCCGGCTGGCAGCGGACGCCAGCGCGTAGGCCGCCGAGAAGGCCATGTCATTGGCCACGGCCCAAACCGGCTTGATCTGGCTGGCGGCGCGGATGCGGTCGGCCAGATCGAACACGCCGCCCGACTCGCCGCCCGGCGAATCAATGTCGAGCAGAATGGCCGACACCGTCGGATTGCCGATGGCGGCGTCCAGTTGCGCGGCAAGGCTGGCGTAGCTGGTCAGACCCGACTCGGCCTCCAGCCCCACAGTACGGCGCACCAGCGTGCCGTGGATGGGGATCACGACCACGCCCGGACTGGATGCGGCCACAGGGCGTGCAGCAGGGGGCAATCCCTGGGGAGCGGCCAGATCGGCAACCCCAACGCGGGGGCCGAGCACGGCCAGGATCACGTCAAGTTTGGGGCGATGGATCGCCAGCGGCACGCCAAACAGGCGCGCCGCCAGATGGGGCAGCACGGTCATGAGATTCCTTTGCAAAACGTCAGGCCCTCAGCCCGACAAGCCGACGCCGGTGTCATCGGGCGCGAGCGGGTCGCGGCTGGGTTTGGCGATGGAGCCGTCCCGCGTCGTGTAGCGGGCGTCGGAGTCGAAGATCAGGCCGAGGTCGTCGGCGCGCTGGTTGTCGGCGGCGATCTCGCGGTCGATGTCCTCGGCGTCGTAGCCGTTGGCCGAGATGGCTTCCGAGCGCGACATCAGGCCGGAGCGGATCGCCAGCAGCATCGCCTTGAACTCCTTCTCCGGATCGACCCACTGCCAGCCCTGCGGCACCCACTTCGCCGCGAGGTACTGGCGACGGCGCGAAGGACCGCCACGCACGAACCCGGGCGCATCCAACACCCCTGCAAGCACCGCCTGCTTCATCCATGCGGCCCACACCGGGCGGCACAGCTGGTGCACCAGCACGCCGTGCTGCACCATCTCGCAGCGGCGGCGAAACTCCAGCATCCCGGCGCGGATGGACGAGTAATTCACGCCGGTCAGATCGCCGGTCAACTGCTCGTAGGTGATGCCGATGGCGGCGGCCACGGCCCGGAACTGCGTGCGCAAAAACTCCGAGTACGAACCGCCCACGTCCGCCGGATCGGAGAACTTGATGTCCTCACCCGGCTCCAGAATCTGCAAGGTGCCAGGCTCCAGTCCGGCGAGTGCGATGCCGTCGGCATCTGTTGCGCCTTCACCCATCAGGTTGTCCTCGGGGTTCTGGCGCGTGACGAAACCGGCAAACATCGCGGCGGTTTTCTTGCGCACCAGCTCGGCGTCGTCGTATTGATCCAGTTCGTTCAGCTTGACCAGCGCCCGCGACAACCACGGTTCGCCCCGGATCTGGCCAGGGCGCAACACGCGATAGAGGTGAACGATCTCCGCAGCCGGGATGCGCACCGTGTCCATGCCGCCGTGGCCGGACATCGGCGCAAGACCGCCATCCTCGGGGTGCGAGCGGTACAGGTGGTAGGCCACGCGCCGCCCCACCGCGTCGAACTCGATGCCTGAGCGAACCGTGTTGCCGGACGGCAGATCGGTGTTGAGCGAGATCGGCAGATGCTCCGGCTCCAGCAGTTGCAACTGCAAGGGCACCGAAAGACCATCCTCCGGTCGCCTCGGGCGCAGACGGATCAGGCATTCGCCGCCTTCGAGCATCGCCCGACACGCCAGCGCTTGCAGGCCGTAGAAATCGGTCTGGCCTGCCGCGTCGGCTTCCTCCACCCAATCGCGCCACAGCGCCTGCACGGCGGTCTTGAAGCCTTCGTCATCCGACAGGCTTTGCGGCTTGATGCCCGTGCCGACCGCGTTGGCGACAAAGGCTTCGATACCGGCCTGCGCCCACGCATTGCGGCGCACGAGATCGCGGCTTTTGATGCGCAACTCGGTGCTGGTGGCCAGCATTGCTGCCACTGCGCCGGGGTTTCCGGGTGTCCAAGCCAGTGCGCGGCGGCCACGGCCTGCGGCTTCGTGGACAGGCGGCTGGCCGAACAGGCTGCGCAGCTTGCCAAACCAGGTCGCTCGCGTTCGTGATGCTGCCCAGGCCATCAGAACCCCTTTGCCGTCGTGACGCGGATCTGGCGCTTGGCGGGTGTACCCCGGCTGCGTGCAATCTCGGACTCGACCGTGCGGATGGCCGCCTGCAGTTCGTCGATGCTGCGGTATTCGACCGTCTTGTCGCCGAAACTCACGCGGCGCTCGCCCGTGGCCAACGCCTTCCGGAGCGTTCTGAGTTGTGTGTTGGTGTAGGTCACGGTGTCCTCATCGAGTCAACCAGCGGCTCTTGATGACGCGCCTGCCGGTATTGCGGTTGCCAGAAACAGCGAGGCCACCGCTGGGGGTGGCCTCGTTCAATTCGATGTCGTGGATGGGCGCTAGCTCATCCGGCGGGGGTGCAACCCCGATCTGTCGCTCCAGTTCGCGCCAGTGGCGTTCCTCGAAGCGATCCAGCCCCGCGCTGGATGCGGCGGCGCGGGCGTACACGTAGCAGTCCAGCGCCTCGTTGCGCTCGCGCATCTTTTGCCATTCACGCACGGGGAAGCCGTTGCGGTCACGCCGGGTAATCAGTTGCTCGGCGCACAGTTGCTGCAGGTACTCGGCATCCAGCTTGGGCAGGTGGACGAAGCCGGTGGGGTAGCGAATCGCGACCCCATCCTCGTCCACCTCAGGCGTCTTGCGCAGGTTGTTGTAAAGCTCCAGCTTGGCGATGTCGCCCGCCACCGAGTACACCTTGATGCCCCGGCGCAGCTTTTTGCCGCCCTGCGTCATATCCACTGCCGTTGGCGTGCCAATCAAGGCCGCACCGCGTGCCACGCCCTTGACGGCCATCACGCGCGGATCGTGGCAGGCACGCACGAAGGCGTAGGCTTCCTGAGTGGCAAAGCCGGTGTCCAGCGCAAGGCGCGCCAGCGGCATCTGCGCTCCGCAGGCGTGCGTCCACTGCTCGGCCAGCATCGCGGCCAGGGCTTTCCACACCGTGTCGCGCGCCGTGTCACCCATCAGCACGCGGTGCTCGATCAGCCAGGATTCCTTGCCACGCCCGAAGGCCCACACCGACACCTCGATGCGATCCTTTTGCACGTCAGCACCAGCGACCAGCAGCAGACCGCCAGAGGGCACGCTGCCAATCCGGTAGTCCTCCCGGCGCTCGACCAGCCGCTGCCAGTCGGGCGCTTCGCCTTCCTCGACCCAGGTCTCACCCAATTCGGTGTTTTTGAAGGTCTTGATCGCGGCGGCCGATCCCGACTCCTTGTTGACCGCCGCTTCCCACGCTGCGGCGATGTCACGCCACGCGCGCCAGCCCACCGGGCTGTACAGCGACGAGAGGTGAAATCCCGCCGTTTTGCCTTCGGCCATCGCACGCCACTCACCACGCTCCAGCATCCAGGTCTTGTGGTGCTCGGCAATCGCCGTGCCGCAGGACTCGCAAACGTAGGCCGCTGTCTCCGGCTGGCCCTTGTCCCAGCGCAGCTGCTCAAAGCGCAGCCATTGCGGGTGCTTGCAGTGCGGGCACGGCACGAAGTAGCGGCGCTGGTCGCTGGCTTCGTACTCGCGCTCGATGGCGCTCGCCCCGGAGATCGTCGGCGTCGAGACAATAAAAATCTTGCGGCGCGCAAAGGTGCGCGTGCGCGCCTCAGCCAGAGAGATCGCATCGCCTTCGCCTTCCACGTCCAGCGGGTAGCCGTCCACCTCGTCGAGGAACAGATAGCGCACCGGCATCGAGCGCAGGCCGACGGCGCTGTTCGCGCCCGTCATCACCAACACCCCACCACGGAACTCTTTGGCCAGGATGGTGTTGCCCGAATCCCGCGAACGCGCCGGAGCGATCAGTTCGGCCAATGCCGCCGACTCCTCTATCAGCGGGTCGATCCGCTGTTTCGAGTTGCGCTTGGCCATCTCCACCGTCGGCCACACCGCCATCATCGGCCCTGGCGCATGGTGGATCACATAGCCAATCCAGTTGCTGCCCATCTCGGTTGCACCAAGCTGCGCCGCCTTCATGAACACCACGCGCTCGACCGGCGAGGTCGGCGACAGGCAGTCCATGATGTCCTTCAGGTACGGCGTGCGGCTGGTGCGCCAGCGCCCCGGTTCGGCGGATGCCTTGCTGGAGAGCATCCGGTGCCGATCCGACCACTCCGAGACGGTGAGCAACGGGTCGGGGGTCAAGCCGTCGCGCCACGCGCGTTCGATCTCCTGCGCACCTTCGTAATCGTCCATCGTCGTCAATCCACGCGCGGGCGCAGTTCGCCCAATTCGATCAGGTGCTCGCGCACGGCGGCTTCCAGCGCGACGTGCATCTGGTGCGCATCGACGCCGAGCGCAGAGGCCATCTGCCCCGAGATGCGCGCGGGCCAGTTGAGCCAGGCATCGCGCTCGATGCGCGCCAGCTTGAAAACGTGGGCCACGGCCTGCGCCCGATCCACCAGTTCCTTCTTGCGGTGCGCCAACTCCACCTTGTTGAGTTGGGCCTTGAGCACTTCGTTGACCGTGCGCGCCTGCAGCAGCGAGGTGCCGCCCGCTGACAGCGGTGGCGCGCTCGGCTCGGGCGCTTCGTGCGGCGGCGCTGTGCCTGCGGTGGCGGGTCGCGCTTTGGGGGCGGCGGGCTTTTGCGGTGCAACAGCCCGACGTGGTTGCAATGTGTTTTGTGCCCACTGCGCGTCAGCAGTGTCCGGATCAATCGTGCCGTCCGGCAGTGCGGTGATCCGTCCGGTGTCGATGGCCTTCTTCACGGCCACGTGCGACACGCCACGGTGGCGCGCGTAGGCGCGAATCGAGAGTCCCATCGTCACCTTCAATCATTTGTTCGCTTATTTGCCACTGGGTCTGCGAATTGAGCTTGGCTTCCATCGGAAACAGCGCGTTCATTGCATCGTCATCCACCAAGCACGAAGGAGCAGCAAATGACCATCCAACTCACCCCGGCCCAGCACGCCATCCTTGCCAAGGCCATCAACACCAACGCAGGCAAGGTCGAATGGTTCCCCGACAACATCAAAGGCGGCGCACGCAAGAAGGTGCTGGACGGCCTGTTCAATCGCGCCCTGATCACGCCCGATGGCCAGGGCTGGCGCGTCGCCGCCGAGGGCTACGACGCCTTGGGCATGAAGCGCCCGAGCATCGACACGATCATTGGCAACGCGCAAGCACCGCAGGGCGCGGCCGCAGACACGGATGCCGAACTGGAAGCCGCCGTGGCGCAAGCCGAAGCATCCTTCACGCCGCCCGCCAAGCCGCTGCGCAAGCGCGAGAACAGCAAGCAGGCCGAAGTGATCCGGATGCTGCAACGCCCCGAGGGCGCGACCATCAGCCAGATCTGCGCTGCCACCGGCTGGCAGGCGCACACGGTGCGCGGCACCTTCGCCGGAGCCTTCAAGAAAAAGCTCGGCCTGACCCTCACATCCGACAAGCCGCAGGGCGGCGAGCGGGTCTACCGCGTTGCTTGAAAAAAAGATGGTGAGAGAGGCCAGAAATAGCTTGGCTTCTCTCGCCACCAGCGCGTTACTACAGGCATCGCAACGCACACCCGAAGGAGCACACCATGACCCGAACCCTCGATCAACGCATCAACAGCCTGCGCCCCGGCCACGAAATCGAACTGAGCCGCAGCAACGGCTTCTGGGTGACCGCAGAGCGCAGCGGTTGCGGCAAATGGCTGCGTTTTGTGCGCCACCACGCCAACGGTTTTGAGGTCATCAAGACCAGCCGGTTTTGATCAACAGGCCCAGCCCAAACATCTCAAAAAAAGATGCATGAAACGCTTGGCTTCTCCCCCGGACAGCGCGTTACTACAAGCATCGCAACACACCCGAAGGAGCACAACATGAACGCCAACACCAGCATCCCCGCCACCCAGAACGAAGGCTGGGGTTTTTGGGGAACGATGGGCGGATACGCCTCTCTGGCCTGGCCTCTTGCCATGAACGCCATCGCAGACGCCACCGGCCAGGATCTGGACAGCATCCGCGTTTTTCTCGACAGCCGCTACGGACGCCACTTTGCGGATGAAGTCCACAACGCCGCCTACACCGGCCAGCCCCTGCAGCAGGCCATCACCACCGCCACCCAGAAGTGGATGGCCTTTTCGACAGACCGCCGCAGTTACAAAGATTTGGGCATCCCGGTGGGCCTGCCTTACCTCACGGGCCTGGTGGTTCACTGCGCCATCTGCGAGGAGAAGAACGCATGAGGCCCACGCCTGCCACCGAACGGGAGCAGGCCTTGCGCTGGCTCCTGGCCACCCGGCGTCCGGATCTCTCCATCGAGCAGACGGTACGCGTGCTGTGCCGGGTGTTGACTCCAGATCACGCCACGCTGCAAACGCTGCAGCGTATCGCCCGGGAGCAGGAAGCCAAGGAAACTGCCGAATCCAAACGCCCGCTCAACTGGCGCACGCCTCCCGGTCTGCCACCTCGCGGATAGCTTGTTTGCCGGTGAACTCCTCCCACCGGCGCACGATCACGTCGACGTACTTCGGATCAAGCTCGATCAGCCGCGCGATGCGGCCGGACTTCTCCGCTGCAATCAGCGTCGTGCCAGAGCCACCGAAGGGGTCGAGCACCACGTTGCCGGGGCGGCTGGAGTTGCGGATGGCCCGCTCCACCAGTTCCACCGGCTTCATCGTCGGGTGCAGGTCGTTTTTCTGCGGCTTCTTGATGCTCCACACATCCCCTTGATCGCGGTCGCCGCACCAGTAGCGCTGTGCGCCTTCGGGCCATCCGTACAGGATCGGCTCGTACTGGCGCTGGTAGTCGGCGCGGCCCAAGGTGAAGGTGTTTTTCGCCCAGATGATGAAGGTTGACCAGTGGCCGCCCGCCGCACGGAAGGCCGATTGCAGCGTGTCCAACTCGGATGAGGACATGGCCACGTAGATGGCTCCCCGGCAGTGTGCCACCGTCGGGGTCAGCGCCGCCAGCAGGAAGTCGTAAAAGCCTTCGCCCAGGTTGTCGTTGAGGATGGCGCGATCCTTGCCGCGCATCTTGTCCTTGGCGCTGTTGGCGTAGTTCACGTTGTAGGGCGGGTCGGTGAACACCATGTCCGCCTCATCGCCCTGCATCAGCCGGTCGTAGCTCTCGGCCACCGTGGCATCACCGCACAGCAGTCGGTGCGGGCCCATGATCCACACGTCGCCCGGGCGGGAGATCGGCGTCTCGGTGACCTCGGGCACCGCATCCTCGTCGGTCTGGCCATCAAAGTCCGGCTCATCGCCCGCGAGTAGATCGGCCAGCGCGTCGGCGTCAAAGCCGGTGATGTCCAGATCGAAGCCTTCCAGCTGCAAGGCTTCCAGTTCGATCCGCAGCACGTCCAAATCCCATCCTGCGTTCTCGGCGATGCGGTTGTCCGCAATGACCAGTGCGCGGCGCTGGGTCGGTGTCAGGTGATCGAGCACGACCACCGGCACGATCTCCAGTCCCAGCTTTTGGGCGGCGGCGAGCCGACCGTGGCCCGCAACAATGATGCCGTCGCTGCCCGCGAGGATCGGGTTGGTGAACCCGAACTCGGCGATGCTGGCGGCGATCTGCGCCACCTGCTCCTCGGAGTGGGTGCGCGCATTGCGGGCGTAGGGAAGGAGTTTGGCAGTCGGCCACTGCTCGATCTTGTCAGCGAGCCAACTCATACCGCTACCTCTGCATCAAGGGCAGCAGCGCGCTCGGTGGCGACTTGCTCGAAGGACTGGCCCGATTTGCCTTCACGGCTCTCCAGCAGCGTCACCGGTACGCCGGGATGGTTCTGCTGGAAGCGTTTGATGGCCACATCCACATACTCCGGCGCGATTTCCACGCTGCGGCAGATGCGGCCCGTGCGCTCGGCTGCCAGCATCGTGGTGCCGCTGCCGCCAAAGGGTTCATACACGGTGTCGCCCGCGTCGGTGTAAGTCTCGATCACGAATTGCGGCAGCGCGACCGGAAACACGGCGGGGTGCTCGATGTCCTGTCCGATCTTGCCCTTGTGCCGCATCACGCGGATCACGCTGTCGGGGATGCGCGTGTCCTGCGTGGGCTGACCCGCATGCGTCCAGCCGCCGACTTCGCCGTCCTTGCCGCGCATCGCGGTGGACGAACCATCGGCGCGCAGATGCGTTTCCTGCCCGGCGAACTTGCAGGGCACGATCTTGTTGGGCTTGCGACTTTCACGGTTGAAGTGAAAAACGAACTCGAAGCTCGGAGCCAGTCGGCCCTGCCAGTCACCGGGCATTCCCGGCCCCTGATCCCAGACGTACCACGCGAAACGCCGCCATCCCTGCTGGCGCATCCATTCGAGCCAGGCATCCCAATACGGGATCACTTCGTTGTCGCGGTGGATGAGGCCCAGATTGACCAGCAGCTGGCCGTCGTCCGCCATCGGCAGGTGTGCGAACACACCGCGCATCAAGCCATCCCAATCGCTGATGCCGCCCGAGGTGTAGTCGCGCTGGTTGCCGTAGGGTGGCGAGGTGACGCACAACTGTGCCTTCTCACCGTTCATCAGCATGGCGACCACGCTCCGGTCGCTGGCGTCACCGCAGATCAGACGGTGCTGACCGATGCCCCAGACATCACCGGGACGGGACACCGCCACGACGGGCGCATCCGGCACATCGTCCGCAGCGTCCGGCTCATCAGCGTCTGGTTCCGTCTCGGCATCAGGCTCGGTGCCCAGCACATCACCGGCGAGCAGCGCCTCGATCTCGGCATCCTCGAAGCCGGTCAGGGCCAGGTCGTACCCGGCCTCGGACAGATCGGCCAGTTCCAGCGCCAGCATTTCCTCGTCCCAACCGGCATCCAGCGCCAGCCGGTTGTCTGCGATCACCAGCGCGCGCTTTTGCGCGACGGTGAGATGCGCCAGTTCGATCACCGGCACCTCATCCAGCCCCAGCTTGCGGGCGGCGGCCAGACGCCCGTGACCGGCGATGATGCCGTTGTCGCCATCGACCAGGATCGGGTTTGTCCAGCCGTACTCGACGATGCTGGCCGCGATCTTGGCGATCTGGCTTTCGGCGTGCGTGCGCGGATTGCGGGCGTAGGGAATCAGCGCCTCGACCTTGCGGTACTCGACGTTGAGCGTGTTCAAAGTGGAAATCCCAAAAACAAAACCCGCCAAGCGTTGCCGCCAGACGGGTTGGAGTGAGTGATGAATCTGGAGTGGTGGTAACCGTGCCTTGGGGTGGTAACCGGGGCCGGTAACCTGCCCACTGGTAACCTTGCCCACGCCCTGACGCTAAAAAAGCGTCGCGCTCGCGCCCCCCGCATGGGATTTTGGGCAGGAAGGGCCCGTTTTCCCCGGGCCACTCGCCGAACCGCCACCGCTGTCCAGAAGATAGCCGAAATACTACCCCCGACCGGGGTGATTTGTTGCACGCTGCCAGAGCCTTGAAACGGACAAACAGGCAAAAGCACGGACAAACACGGCAAGCATTGCCCTAAATTGCCCACGTTTTTTGGCGGCGGTTGCGTCGGTTATTCGTCATCCACAGCAAAAACCGCAGGCAGATCGCGTGCGCCGTGCAGGATATGCACGAGCCGCACCGCATCGGACGCCGGACTTTCTTCATAGAACAAGCGAACACTTCACCGCGCCACGGGTTGCGCGAACCCAAGCACGTATCCGTTGAGATCCTTAACGTAGAACTCCTTCATGCCGTAGAAGGTATCGTGCAAGTCGCGTACAACTTCACATTGCGTCTTCAGTTGAGCAGCGAGCGTTTCCAAGTCGTCGACTTCGAAATACAGAACAGCACTGCTGCGGATGTCGGCGGAATCCGCAAAGGCGGGGACGTTCTCGCGCAGGCTCTTTTGCTCCTGCAGCATCAGCTCGATATCGCCGTTCTTGATCAGCGCATAGACCAGAGGCTTGTTGCGGTCATGCTCGAAGAGAACTTCCTGGGATCCCATCGGAACACTCATCACATGCTGGAAGCCCAGCAGGTTCGCATAGAACTCGATGGCCTTGTTGATGTCCGCAACCATCATGTTGCACCACAGTTTTTTCAGCATGATTTGTTCCTTTTTTGAATCAAAGAAATGCGCCATCAGACGCGCAATTGGGATCAAGGTCGAATACTACGGATCAGGCGAGCACGCAATAACGAATCGCCTGATCCAATTTAAGCGCCACTTCTCGCAGCCTCCAAAGCCAGCGGAAGGTAATGGGCCAGATCCTTAGTCTTTATGTCTGCTGCCGAGTGCAGCTTAATGTGCCGCCGACCTTTGCCATTACCCTCCAGATGACCGAGCGTGTCTGAAATTTTGGTTCCGCTACTAAATTCAACTGAGACGTGCTGCTTGTAGGCAAACACACCGCAGAACTGCACGTCTGAGCCGAAGAGGATGCCGCCGTACTTGACCTCCTCTGTCACGGACGGAACGGTTTTTTTGACGAGATCGCGAACAGATTCCACTAACGAGAGTTGCTCGTCACCGAGCAGGCGAATGTCATCCAGGAGTTCTTGAACGGATTTCGTAACCATGATGTGCTCCTTGGTTATTAACAGCAGTTATTGTCCATGGAATTTTTCCCCAATCAATGCACGGTCGCGTTCAGGTGACTGACCACGATCTCCAGCGCCCGCTGCCAGCGCCGCCACGCCGTCGTGCGGTCACAGCCAAAGCGCCCACAGATATTTCGCCACGGCTGGCGGTCGCTGCGCATCCACACCAGATGACGCTGCTCGACATCCAGCCATTGCATCCAACGCATCGTCTCCAGCATCCGGTCAACCGCCTCAGGACTGGGCGGGAAGTAGTGACGCGGCTGCTCGTCCGCCGACAAACGCTCCCACTGCTGGCGCACGATGGCGGGCCAGACGTTGAAGTAGCCCTGCACCCGAACGGGTGGCAGGCGTCGTCCAGTACGGGCTGCTTCTTCGTAGCGCGCGGCCACCTCGTCAATCGTCCAGTGTTTGCGGGTCACCTCACACCTCCTGTTCCACGTCGTGGTGCTGGATGGCCCAGTGCAGCAGCGCCAGTGCGTCGGCCTCGTTGTCATCCGAGGGGCTGTGGCCGCGTGCGCGCATGGCAGCGATCACGCTCTCCTTGCCCGCGTTGCCTTTGCCAGTGGCGTGCTTTTTGATCGTGCCGACCGGCACGCCCTGGTACGGGATCTGGTGGTGCTCGCACCAGGCGGTGAGCGTGGCAAGGAAACCGCCGTAGGCGTGGGCCGCATCGGTCGAGACGTGGCGGCGTACTTCCTCGAAGTGCAGTGCGTCGATGCCATCCGCCGCCTGCTTGATCTCGGTGAGCCAGCGTTTGAAGCGCAGAAAGCGCATGCCGCCGCCTTCAAATCGCTGTGGCCGGAAGCTCTCGGCTCCGCTGGTGATGTGACCGTCACTGCCGCGCAGCGCCCAGCCGGTGGTGGTGCCCAGATCCAGGGCAAGAATGGTCGTGGTCATGGTGTCAGTCCTCGTTTTTGGCGGGTCTGACGGATCGGACGGGTGGTATCGAAAGTCTCCATGAGGCGCGCGCGCACGCGCACGTGTAGGAGTTACGACGTAGTCCGTCCGATCCGTCAGATGCGCTTGTTTCAGTTATCGGCGTAAGGGGTGTAGGCAGGTGCAGGCGGGTACTTCAGACCAATGCCCTGAAACCCGCGCAAGCCCATGCCGTTGCGCCATTTGTCCAATCCCCGGGTAAGCAGCAGGTCGGCAAAACGCTTCTGTGATCCGGTGAACTCACCCGCAGCTTCAGCCCATTGCTTCCAGTCGGAGAACAGTTCGGCGGTCAGAGACTTGGCGTTCGGAGTGCGGATGCAGCGCTCCTGAAGCCAGCGACCCAGCGCGTCCTCGGCCTCGAAGTACTCCTCGGTGGCCTCCACCACGCGCTGCGGCGGATCAAGCCGACCGTGGCGCTGCCAGTCCAGACAGCCCTGCACGGCCCAAGCGAGGATGCCGTCGCGCTCGGCCAGGAGCTTTTGTTGCAGGTTCTTGTCTCGCTGCTGCGGCGGCACGGTGATCGTGAACGGGATCAGGTGCAGCCTGCGCTTCATGGCCTCGTCGATGTTGCGGATGGCGGGCTTGTGGTTGCCTGCCACGAACAGCTTGAATTGCGGGAGGAACTCGAAGAAGTCCTGGCGCATGAAGCGTGCGGAGATCTTGTCACCGCCGGTCAGGTTCTTGAGCTTGGATTCGGCCCAGCGTTTGCCCTGTTCGGTTTCGATGGCCGCCACGAAGCGCGCGCCGCGCAGGCCCGCCATATCGGTCGGGTGGCGGTCGGTGCGCGTTTCCATGAAGGTGTCCATGGGCGCGTTGGTGGCGTAGTCACCGAGGATGGTGGCCAAGGTGTTGACGAACACCGACTTGCCGTTTGCGCCCGTGCCGTACAGGAAAAACAGTGCGTGCTCCTGCGTGGAGCCGGTCAAGGCGTAGCCGACCATCCGTTGCAGGTAGGCCTGAAGCGCCTTGTCGCCGCCCGTGACCTCGTCGATGAACTGCTTCCAGGTCGGGCAATCACCGCTGGGTGTGGCCGTGGTGATCTTGGTCATCCGGTCGGCGCGCTCGTGCGGGCGCATCCGGCCAGTTCTGAGATCGACCACGCCGCCGAGCGTGTTGAGCAGCCACGGATCGGCGTCCCATTCGTCGGTGATGGCCGCGTGCCTGCGATCCGCACGCGCCAGCCGCTCCACACCACCGACCGTACTGGCGCTGGCCAGCTTGGCGGCAATCTTGGGGTTGTCGGCACGCACGGCAGCCTGGCGGCAGACGCTGCGGATCAGATCGGTAGCCGCCAGTGTGTCCTCGGTGCGCCAGCGTTGTCCGTCCCACACCAGCCATCGCCCCCAGGTCGCCACATAGCGCCAGTCGCGGTGGTAGCGCCGGGTGAAGGACAGCGCCAGCGCATCCTCGGTGCCCCAGACGGATTCGTCGCTGCTGACCACCGGCTCGGCCTCATCGGTCACGTCGTGCATTTGCAGGCGCGGGCCGTGGGTGAGAAAGGTGGCGACGTCGAAACCCTCGGCGATGGCGTCCGCCGCGTCCCAGCCCTCGGCGGCTTCCTCGGGCGGGTACAGGATGTGGCAGGACTTGGCCCCGGCCGACAGGATGGCCTGCGCCGCTTGCGTGGCGTATTCCCAGCCCGGTTTGTCACGGTCGGGCCAGATCAGCACAGCCTTGCCCGCCAGCGGCGACCAGTCGGTCTTGTCGACCGGAGCGTTGGCACCGTGCATGGCTGTGGTCGCCGCGATGCCCGCGTCGATCAGGGTCTGTGCGCACTTCTCGCCTTCGACCAGCACCACCTGGGCGGCATTGAGCATCCCGGGCTGGTTGTAGAGCGGGCGTGGGTCGGGCGGCGTCATCTTGCGCCGCTTGGCGTCCCAAGGGCGGAACTGCTTCTTCTGCCCGGGCGGGTCGTAGCGGTAGACCACCGCAATCAGCTTGCCGCTCGCATCGAGGTAGTCCCACTTCGCCGTGGCGGGGCCGAGTTCGTCGACGGGCATCTCTTTCTTGCCAGATCGGCGCACCGGCATTTCGCGGGCGCGACCGAGCAGTTCGGCCGCCGCATCCAGCACCCGGTTGAAGTCGGTGTGGATATTGAGCGCCAAATGTCCGGCAATGAGATTGAAGATGTCGCCGCCGTCGCCTGTGGCGCGATCCGTCCACAGCCCAGCTTTTTCACCATCGAGCACGACCTCAAGGCTGTCGCCGGGACTGCCCAGCACGTCACCAATCAGGAACTTGCCCCGGCGCTTCTTGCCAGCCGGGAACAAGGTTGCGAGCACCGAGGGCAAACCAGCGATCAAGCCTGCCCGCAGCGCCTCGCGTTCGCTGTCATCAAAAGTGCGTCGGGTTTCGGCTGGTTTTGAGGTGTCGTTGAAGTCAAGCATCGACACCTTCCTTGTCCGATCCTGCGACCTGATCTTCGTCCCGTTTCTTGACAGCGGCGCTGCGTGCCGCCCATGCGGACAGTTCGGACAAGCGATAGCGCACTAGCCCGCCCATGAGGTAATGCGGAATCCGATATTTGTTGCGCATCGCGTGATCGGCGAACCAGTAGTACGGCAGGCGCAATGCAGCCGCAGCTTGCTTGGCATCAATCATGGGATCAATGGCATTCATCGAAGCGTGCTTTTCAGTCATGCCTGCGTCCTCCAGCAGCGGTCTTGCCACGCGCACATCCGGCATTCGAAGTGGGTCGGGTCGTGGAAGGCACGCGGCAAAAGCTCGCCTGCTTCGGTGGCTGTGATGACCTTCACCGCCCGATCCGACATGCGCTGGGCCAGTGCCGCGTCAAATGGCACAAGCTCGGTGTAGATCTCCATCGTGTCGGCGTTGAGCGCCGTGAAGATCGCCGGGTGCTCGTGCAGTTCGAGATAGGCTTGATAGATCGCCACTTGCGCCGCGTAGATCGGCTTGGAAACGGCCAGGCCCTTTTTCTGCAGTTCGCTCCAGGACTTGTTGCCCAGACACTTGCACTCCCAGAGCGCGGGATAAGCAAAGCCCTCGGGGCCAGCGACGATGACGCCATCGACGTGACCTTGCAGGCGACCGTCGGCCACCGAGAAGCCAAACTGCTCGCCGTCTGCCTTGCGGGTGCGCAGGTCAAAACCGGCAGCCCGCAGCCACGCCACCATGCAGTCCTCCATGACGTGGCCGCGCTCGAAGATGCGCAACAGCCGCCCTTGAGTGCCGCGTCCGTGGTCGACGGGAGCCTTGGCGTACTCGAACTGCAGCGCCCGCTCGCAGGCCACGCCAAGACGTGAGGCCCCGAGGTACTGGCGTGCAGACTGACGTTCTCGGGCCTGCTGCATCCCGGCATCGACCAGCGCCATGACACGCTCCGAGAGGCTTGAAGATGAGTTGAAATCCAGCATCGCAGCCACCTCAGAAGGGAATGTCATCGTTGAAATCCGCGAACGGATTGGCGACCTCAGGTGCCAGCGGATCAGGCGTCGCAGGCAAACCCCGCACGGGCTGGAACTTGGTGGCCTCGTGGTGCGCCACCATCGCCTCCGACCAGCAGGTGACAATGGCGTCGATAACACACAGCGCCTCGCTTTCCGAGTAGTCGCCCAGCGGTTTGGCAAAGCCGATCCCGCCCGCCGCCTCACCGAAAGCCTTGAGGCACTGGCGCATCGCAGCCCGTTCGACATCAGACGGATTGATCATGGCGACCTCCGTTTTTTCGATGCGGCCTTCTTTGGCACGCTGCCAGTTGCCGTACAGCGCGTGAAAAGCGTCCTGACAGCGGCGAGAGCAGAACACCCAGTCCAGGGGATAGCGCCGGGGGTCGCCCACACCGTGACGGTTGTCGGTGTGGCCGTAGCCCCGAGCCTGTCGTTTGCAGACCCAGCATTTCACGCTCCCTCCTCAAGCTCATCGAGCAGCAGGCCCAACTGCAGGGCAGCGCCAGCGAAGGCCGCCTCACAGCGGCGTTTGAAGTCGGCGTAGTTCGTCGAGCTGCGTGCAATCGCCGTGACCGCGTGAATCTGCGATTCCAGATGCGCAAGCCCCTGATCGGAGAGCCACTGGTGGTGCTTCTGCGAGATGCCCTTGCGGTTGCGGATCTCGTTCAGCAAGTCCTCCGGCAGCACCGGCCCATAGACCCAGCGGAGCGTGATCTGGCCAACGACGTGCGGTGGGTTCTGGTCGTGGCCCTGGTACTTCCAGCCGAACAAGCGATAGATGGCGCGATAGTAATCCGGGTGAAAGCGTCGCTCCCACGATGCGCAGGACTGGCGCAGCAGCTTGGAGATCAGATCCTGCAACGCATCCGGCGCGCGATGGTATTGATACCCGGTGGCCTCATCGATCAGCGCGACCTCACCAGTGGTGGCCAGCGCCCGCATGATCTTCATGCAGTTGGGAACCAGCTTCCGGCGCGCACGATGCAGTGTGTTGCCGAGTGCGGCATCAATCACCCCTGAGGCGATCTGGGTAATCACACCTGCCGGGAAAAACTGTGCCCGCCTACCATTGGGAAGCAAAATCGGTGACTCAAATTTGTCCAGATTCAACAATGAGTTAGGCGAGAAATCGGCCAGAATTTGGCGAAAACGGTGACCCGTGTTGTTCTCGTGGATGCCGAGAAGCTTGGCCACCTGCTTGCGGACGTAGCCGCGCTCGCCAGTGGTGAGCACGACGGCCTCGCAATCGAGATCACCAAATTGCACAACGCCGTAGTGGCTGGCAGTGAGGATGGATGTGTTCATGGCGACCTCCTCACTGTGCCCACGACGGTTTGCCCGTCACGGGTGCGCGCTGCGGAGCCGGGGCCTGATACGCGGGCGCTGTCTGCGCCGGAGCGCCAGACGTGCCACCGCCGGAAGTCTTGAACGGCACACCCATCCACTTGGCGTAGTCGGGGTGATCGGGTTCGACCGCCACCTTGATCACATTGCGATCCTGGCCCTTGGCGTCTTTTTCGATGTCGATGCGGGCGAGGAACTCGATGCCATCCAGCTCATGGAAACCTTGGATGCGACGCGCAGCGGCGGCCTGCGGGCTGTTGTCCTGCGGGTGAACGTTGCGGGCGCTGTTGAGGATGGCGCGGATGAAGCTGCGCCCCATCTGGCCCCAGGTCGGACCTTTGGGCGAGTAAAGCCCGATGTTCGACCACATCTTGCGTTTGGCGTAGTCGCCCGCAGTGACCACGAACTCGGCAGCGAGGTAGATCGATCCGGTCTCGAAAGATTGGGTTGCATAACCGCCGTCCCACCCCTGTGAGGGGTCGTCGTAGCCGCCAGGCTTGAACGTCATGCGCACCGGGGCCGGCGTGGCTTTGGGGATCAGGTCGAAGCCTGACTGTTGGGGATCGGCATCCTGAAAATCGAAATAGTTTGACGACATGGCGGTTACTCCTTGGGTTCGGTGGTGTTCGGGATGGCGGCGCTGACAGGCGCGATGGCTGCGCCTGCGCACTTGGCGATCAGTGCGCCGAGATCAGGTGGCTCCAGCAGGTCGAGGCGACCGCTGCGGTCTTTGGCCGGAAAGCCAAAGGGATTGAGGGTGCCGGTGACGAAAGCGCGGTAAGAGCTACCGTCCTCGGCCTTGATTTCGGCCAGCGTCACGACCTCATCGACGATGCCGGGTAGCTCCAGAGCGGTCTTGCTGCCTTCGATCTGCGGCACAAAAACCTTGCGGTTGTAGTCATCAAGTCGCTCGTCGAGGATTGCCACGAACACCACGTTCTTGCCGCGAGCGTGCTGAAGGTGGGTGAGCGCACTGATCATTTCCTGCCCAAGCAGGCCGTAGGCGGCACGCAGGTCTGGCTTACCGGAGCGGTCGCTGATGGCCCCGGGCTGCGTCTTGCACCACGCGAAGCACTGGCGGGACAGTTGCGTGATCGAGTCGACGAAGAAGGTCTGGTAGCGATCCAGCTGCGCCGGATCGCCAAACTTCTCGATGACGTGGTCGTAGTGCGCCTGCGAGAAGGCAGACTCCGGCGGCAGTGACTTGTCCGGCCCCGCGAGGAAAACGAACAAATCGCGTGATTCCGGCCACGAAGTCGGACGGATGGTGTCACCGGGCCAGTCCGCCACCGCCAGATCACCGGCCTCGACGTCGAGAAACAGTGTGGTGGCGGGATCGAGGTCTTTGAGGCGGGAGGTCTTGCCGATGCCGGACTTGCCCAGCATCAACAACTTCACACCCTTGCGCTCGGCCATGCGCTGCTGCGCGGAGATGATGGGCAGGCTCATGCGGCACCTCCATCCAGCGTGAGCGTGATGGAGGGTTTGCCTTCCTCCACCGTGCGCGCGGCGGCGAACTGCTCGCGCAGCGTCGTGGGCCAGTTGGAGTAGCGGGACTCGGACACCGACAGCTTGACGTCAATGTAGTCCTCGACCTTTTCGCCGGAAGCCGCGATGCGCTCGGCCATCTCCTTGAGGACGGCCTGATTCCAGGTCACCTTCTTGGGAAGTTCGTACTTGACGTGCAGCGCGCCATCGTTGACGTGGGCAGTACCGAAGTCGCGGCCCGATTCACGCAGTGCGGCACGGGCTTGTTCGCCGAAACGCTGGAGCTTGGCGGCATCCAGCTTGACGCGAAGCTGCTTGAGGTAGGCGATGGCTTCATCGACATTGCGCTCGGAAACGACGAAATCGGTGATCGACAGCATCACAAGCTGGGCGACGGTCATGCTCGCGAGGTCAGCGGGGTAGAGAGTCAGTTCTTTCATGGCTGCTCTCCTCACGCCGATACACGCTCGGAAGTCGATGCGTAGACGTGACGCTTCTCGTAATCGAGCACGCCGTTCTCGCCGTCGAGGGGATAGGCTACCTTCTTCGAAAACTTGTTGAAGACAGGGCCCCGACCCATACCGCGCCAGCGCGTCAGTGTCTTGGGGGAGATTCCCCAGCGGTTGGCCAGTTCGACCTCGCTGAGGAATCGCCGCTGGGACAGCGCCGAAGATTCAGGGGTGGACATCGGGCTGAGTCCGACGCCGGAATTGAGGCTCGGCGTGCCACCGAAGCCTCCTGAAAGTGCCATTGAATAGGCCATTGCCATGCTCCTTCCCTTTCAGGGATTGGGGCGTGACCGGTGGCCAGTCCTGTACTGACCGTTGACGCCGGTTCACGCCTTCATCGGGGAAGGCGCTACATCCGGCGTAGCAACAGCTACTTTTGGCGTAGCGGAAAAATATTTTTGCTTTCCCCCCCGCTACCCGAGGGACGCAATCAACCGGCGTTGCTCATTCCAGTCCAAGGGCACCTTGGCACGCAGGAGCGCCTCCAAGGACACCGCCCGAGGGAGTCGTCCTTCGTAGGCGGCCTGGATGATGTCGGGGGCGAGAAGCGCAAGCCGCAGCAGATCGCTGACCGTGGAGCGGTGGATGCCCTCCCGCTCGGCGATCTCCGTGGCGCTGGCCAGTTTTCCGCTGTCGATCAACTGCTGCCAGTAGATGCCGCGGCCCATAGCCCGGATCAGCGGGCGATCCTGTTCCGGGGTGAGCACGGGCGTATCGGTGACGGCAATCGGCTGGCTGACGCCCTCCGGTGCGACGATCACCTTCTTGATGCCGCGCTTCTTGAAATGGAGGGGCACGAAAGTCGTGATCCGGACACCGCCGCCCTCCAGCGGGTGGCGGCGCTCGTGGGGTTTCCCATCGCCGATCAGCTTCTTGGACGAGCGATTCATGGGGTAACCTCCATTTCCAGCAGCTCGCCCCCAATGCTGTTTGCCTGCAACTCACCGGCCAGTTCCCGCCATCCCGACTCACGCCAGACAATGTCAACACCATCAGACAGAAGCTGAACGCGCTCGATCAGCAGGTTGACCAGACGTGTCTGCTCGGCCGGGAACAACTGCTTCCAGACATCCCCGAGGCGGCGCATGGCCAGCACGGTGGTTGGTTCGTCGATCTCCGGGTACTTGATTCGCACCGTGTTCCAGACCCCTTGGATGCTTTCTGGCGACTGGAGTGCCCCCACCAGCAGGTTCACCACTACTTCCTCGATCTGGTCGGCGGGGATCATCCCGGTGGCACTGCTGCGGTAGCCGTAGCGGCTGTCTGCCTTGGGGATGTAGTAGCGGTATTTTTTGCCGGATGGCTTCTTGCTGTAGGTGATGTGGTACTTGCCACCATCTGGCCCGTACATCAGGCCGCGCAATAACGCGTCGGTTTTGTGCCGCGTTTGAGTCTTGCCCATGCGTTGGTGCGCGTCCTCGGACAGGATGTCCTGGACCCGATCCCACAACTGCCGGGTGATGATCGGCTCGTGCTGACCGGCATAAACCGCTCCTTTGTGACGAATTTCGCCAACGTAGATCGGGTTGCGCAGTACCTTGGATATGTACTTCTTGTCCATCGGCGTGCCGTTGCGCACACTGCCGTCCTTCAGACGATTTGGCTTGGTGGTGATGCCCTCCAGGGCCATCTCGCGGATGATGTCCGTGATGCAGCGCGTTTCGGCGAAGCGCGTGAAGATGCGCCGGATGGTTTGCGCATCCTTCTCCTCAATGACCAGCTTGCGATCTTTGATCTCGTAGCCCAGTGGTGTGTAACCGCCCATCCACAGCCCCTTGCGCTTGCTGGCGGCGATCTTGTCGCGGATGCGCTCGCCTGTGACCTCGCGTTCGAACTGGGCGAAAGACAGCAGGATGTTGAGCATCAGCCTACCCATTGACGTGGTGGTGTTGAATTGCTGGGTGACCGACACGAACGACACCTTGTGGCGCTCAAACACCTCTACCAGCTTGGCAAAGTCGGTCAGGCTACGCGTCAGGCGGTCGATTTTGTAGACGACCACGATGTCGATCTGGTCGGCAATGATGTCGGCCATCAGGCGCTTCAAGGCCGGACGCTCCATGTTTCCGCCCGAGTAACCACCGTCGTCGTAGTCGTCGCCTACCGGCAACCAGCCCTCGGCACGCTGACTGACGATGTAGGCTTGACCCGCTTCGCGCTGGGCGTCGAGGGAATTGAAAGACTGGTCGAGGCGCTCGTCCGTGGAGACACGGGTGTAGACGGCGCAGCGCTTCTTGGTTACGACGGTATTCACTGGGCACCTCGCTTCTGTTTGTTCTTGGTGAGTCCGAAAAACAGCGGCCCTGACCATTGGGTGCCGGTGATGTGGCGAGCGACTCCGGACAAGCTCTTGAATCGGCGGCCTTCGTATTCAAAGGAACCATCCGCCTGCGCGGTGACGCGGTGCTCGCGGTTGTCAAATTCCCGTACCAGAACCGTGCCGGGAATGACTTGCACTTCAACGCCCCGCTGCGTCTTGATGTTGGATTGCGCTTCACCAATCCGTGCCATTTGCGTCTGCACGGCGAGTTTGGTGCCCAGCGCTTCCTCCTGAATCTTGTAAGCGACGCGGCCTTCAACATAGGCCCGGTTATGGTGGGGCGGTCGCTGCGGGAAATACTTATCCCAAACCGCCCACAAATCCTTCATGGGCAACTTGGGCAGATTCGCGATTTGCGCGGCCAGAGAGGGTGGTGTTATCGGTGCGTTCATTTGAAAACTCCTTCTGTAGAGGGGTTTGTATGAACGCGCTCGGGTGCCGAGAAGCCAAGAGGAATGTCGCTTTCTTGCAGACGCGTGGAATGCAAGCGTGCAATGGCGGTCGCGATGATTTCTGCTGCCTCGCGTGCCCTTTGCCGTGGGGACATCAATTCAGGGAGTGTTTGTTCGACGGTCATTTCGGTAGCCAGTTAGAGTTGTCAGACCGTTACGAAGAATATGTACACAAGGTGGTCGAGGTATCCCGTTTCGGCGCGCATCAGATAGGGAGAGCGAGATTTCAGACAGATTTCTTTGGGCGACGTTGACGCAAGCACTTGTCCGAAGACTGTGGTTCTCAGAGTGGCGTGGCTCGGCAGCGGGATGGCGTAGAGACTGCGCCAGTGCGCCCAGGAACCGTTCGCCGAGCACGTCGATGCCTGCGAGCTCGTCGAACAGAAGCGCGTAGTCACTGCGCCGGACGGAGGAGGGACGCCGATCCACGCCGTAGGGCTAACGACACACATCCCAGTCACAGCCGAAAGAGTGTGGTTCGTCTCGGGTCGCCTCAATTGACCTGATGTTCATCAGGTCATATATTGTTCAAATCGGTGAGGAGCCATGCCATGAGCAAGCGAAAGACCGAAGACATTACGGAGCCGCAGGCAAGAACGCTGCGGGCGATTTGCCAAATTCTCGACACCACGGGTCTGCCGCCCACTGTCAAGGAATTGGCCGAAGCCCTGGAAATCAGCCATGCCAGCGCTCATGAACAAATCGCGCAGTTGGTGCGCAAGGGGTACTTGAGGAAAGAGGCAAGAAAAGCGCGGAGCATCGTGGTCGTGAACCGCAACGAGTGATCGCGATGCTTTGATTTCACTGAGGGGAATCCTTGATGGGGCATGTTCGGCTCGGGGTACTACCAAGAACGAAGGCGTGGAAGGAGGTCATCGAACTGATCGCCGCCGGTGCTGACGTCTCCCAAATCGCCAATGCCACCATCACTGCGGCCGAAAAGGCCTTCTCCTTCGTGATGGACGATGTGGGCTACACCGAGGCCGTTTGGCTGATGACCCAGATGGCCATTGCCGCCAAGAAACCCGATATCCACCAGCACCTTGCGGCAGTGGGCATCCATCTACCTGCCGACCCCTCCCTCATCGATGTGACCACGGCGATCACGGAGGCACTTGATCGGCGCGTAGAGGGCAATGGCCAGCGATCAGACCTCGGAGACCTTGCCAATCGGGCCATCGTCGGTGCCGTCAACGATGTCCTCGCCCCCAAACTGCAATCACTCTTTTCGTCCGACCCGGACACAATGCGGGCGGCGCTCGCAGACTTGGGCAAGCCGAAGGAGTTTGGCGACTTCTCCCGGCGATTTTTTGCCCGGCTGGCCAATGAAGGGCTGCAGTATTTCCTGAGCAAGGTCGTAAACACCCAGCTTGGCGATGGAATGCGCTTTGCGACGATGAATCAATCGGCCCAGTTCAATGCAGCTCTGGAGACCCACACCCGAGAGGCGTCGGTCATCGTCGAGAAGTTTTCAAGCGAGTGGTTCTCAAAGCACCGGTTTCATGAGGGCGGTGATATTTCCAGAAAATCGTCGGACGGATTCGCAGGCTATGCGCTGAAAAAGATGAAGGACGAGTTGAAAGCGGGGGCGCGCAGCGATGCAAGATAAGCGATACGTTCTGTGCGGCAATGCGTCTGCAAAAGGCATCAGCGAAGATCCCTCACGCGACCTGCGGCTGCGGCTCTCCGGCAAGGCCGGGCACGGCAACATCACCCTGCGCATCGAAGACGTCCACACCAAAATGTTTCGTGGCGTTCCGCCGCTGTTTCACGACCTGCTAGAGATCGCCACCTACGTTTACAGCGCTGATCAGGTAGTCAGACGCGGTGCGGACGATGTCGATTCCTTTGGTGATGGCTGGCGACGCGACCTGCACTTCGTGGTTCCGGTGCGCAATCCCGATTTTTGGAACAGTGCGGTGGTGCAGGAAACGCTGTGCTCGACGCTCGGGTTCCTGTCCGACGACCAGTACCAGTTCGACTTCGTCAAACTCGACCAGGATCACCAGTTCCAGGAGTACCTAGAGTTCAATGACACCCAGCAGATGTACGGGATGCCGGAGCAGGTGGTGATGTTCTCCGGCGGACTGGACTCTCTTGCCGGCGCCATCGATGAGGTTATGAACCAAAAGCGGCGCGTGCTCTTGGTCACCCACAAGTCGACCTCCAAGCTAAACAAGCGACACCGCGTACTCGAAGAGATGCTGGCCGCGAAAGCAGGCGACAACGTGCCGCACCGCATTACCGTTCGCGTCCACAAGACCAAAGAACTGAACCGCGAGTACACCCAGCGCAGCCGGTCGTTCCTGTACGTCTCCATCGGCGCGACGATTGCCCGGATGCTCAACCTCAAGAGTGTCCGCTTCTACGAGAACGGCGTGATCAGCCTGAATCTTCCGGTGTGCGCTCAGGTGGTCGGCGGCCGTGCCACAAGGACAACGCACCCTAGAGTGATGAAAGGCTTCCAAGACCTGCTTTCATTGGTGGCAGGTGAGCCCTTCGCAGTCGAGAACCTCTACATCTGGAAAACAAAGGCGGACATCGTCAAGGTCATTATGGACGCTGGTTGCCACGACCTGATCAAGCATTCGATGACCTGCACCCACACCTGGGAGATGACGAACCAGCACACCCACTGCGGAGGCTGCTCGCAATGCATCGACCGCAGATTTGCTGTTCTCGCTGCCAAGGCTGACCAGCACGATCCGGCCGAACACTACAAGTTCGACGTGTTCACCCAGAGCCGCGATGCCCAAGATCAGAAGAAGAACGTGGACAAGATCATGGCGGCAGCCTATCTAGAGCGAGCCAATCAGGTGAAAGGTCTCACGGACGTGGCGCAGTTCGTCACCAGCTACCCCGACGTGGGCCGGGTCTTCAAGTATCTGAACTACGACAAAGCTGGGCAGGCTGCACAGCGGGTGTTCGATCTCTACAAGCGGCATGCCAACGAGGTGATGGGGGCATTGGATGATCTGCTCAGTCGCTACAGCAAGGAGATTCGTGAACGCACGCTCCCAGGCGACTGCCTGCTTCGGACTGCCTATGAGTCCGGTTCGGTGGTCTCGATGCCCGCCGTTGTCTCGGCCGAGAAGCTGCCAGACAACATCTTCCGAAAGCGCGGTGGTGTCTGGGAGGCACGTTTTCAAGGTCGGGGACGACACACCATCCTGATCCAGGGCGTAGACAAGGGGGCCGAGTACATCAACCTGTTGCTGGCGTTCCCGGATCGGGAGACATCGGTCTATGAGATTGCTGTTGGAAGCGCGGCCAACGCCATTGATCTGCCTGCCAACACCGGGGTGGCACCGGAAGATATTGAGGAGGGCTTCCAAGTGAGCCAAGGCGTTCCTCTGGGCGATGCGGGAGACGTCGCAGACAGGCAAGCCCTACGCGAGTGGCAGCAGCGAGCCCGCGAGCTGCTGGGCGAGATTGAGGAGGCTCGCGATGCCGGTGACCACGCCCGCATCGAGGAGATCGAGGAGGAAATGGCTTTCCTGACCAAAGCGATGGAAGGTGGCAAAGGCCTCGGAGGGCGGCAACGCAAGGCTGGGGACAAGCGGAAGAACGTCCGGGACGCCTTCCGCAACGCCGTCGACCGTGCCATCAAGCAGATTGCGAAGTACGACAAGCCGCTGGCAGAACACCTAGACAACAGCATCAAGCGTGGCGACGTGGTGGGCTACCGACCTGAGGTGCCCATCGTTTGGGATGTGCGGCCTGTCACGAATGGTTGAGACGGAGGATCGAGTGGCGTTTTACCAAGTGCTGATAGCGGTCGAGCAAGAGCCTAACAAGTTACGTCAGGTCTTTGAAGACCTCGATGAGAGTGAATTGAAACCGAAATTGGTTATTCCCTACAAGAAAGGCACGAGCCTGATCTGTGGAAACGAGGTCATTCCAGTCTCACAGATTCGAAAGATTCACATCGTCCGGACTACTCACCGTAACGAAGTTGAACGAGAAGACCTGCACAGCAAGAGTGTTCGCGAGATTGACAGGCTGAATCGTGAATCCAGCGGGGTTGTATTTATTAGTCCCGGCTTCGGTTATGACCCGGTAGATATCTTAGAGGCTGGCGAAGACGTAACGAGGAAATTCATCACTGGCCACCCAGGAGCCGCAGCTGGTTTGCCACCCCTGGCGAGGTTCGCAGGCAACCCCTGGCTTGTGACTGTGGTCGGGGGGCTCGTCGTTGCCTACCTTATCTGGAAGTTCGGCTGGAACAAGTAG